TTCACCGCAGTCACAACACGAGTAGTTCGATGAGCCGTCTGCATGACCATCCGTACGAGAGCAGTCGTAGTCACCATCGTGGTCAATACATAAGTAGTCACCGCAGTCCGCCACATTCTTGCAGTCACCGTCAAGGTAGGGCGCCCAGAAGTCATCGTTGTGCCTACCCTTGGTGATGCGCTTCATCTTGAGACCCGACCAGCTACAGTTCTTGGTATAGCCTTGGTCACGCAGCCACACCTCGATGGCCTCGTCGCTGTGCGAGTACTCGCCATCTTTGCGTGTGTAAGACCGAACAAACGTCATCTCCTCGACGTTGACCAAGCACCGTGCCGTGATGATGCTGTTAGCGTCGAGCCGCACCGCTGCCCGCCACCCATACACAGGGTCGTACGCCTCGTAGGGGTGGGTGTCGTCGGTGTCCTTGTTGTATCTCTCCCACCGCATACATGAGTGTGGCCCATCTTGTACAGACTGCACGATCTTCTCGACGGTGTCCCACATCTCGAACCGACTAGCACCGTGACGCATCACGATGTCGCGTATCTGATGGTCACGCAGGGCAGGGAAGTGTCGCGTCAAGTACTTGCCTAGTGATGTCACCGTCTGCCTGTCAGCGTAGCCGTGCTCATCTGACCTTGTGTATGCGATACGGCTCGGGTCATTCTGTGATGCATGGGGGTGCTCAAGGACAAGCAAGTGCCAGTTTGCGGGTGGTGCTTGGCGTACTGCTTCACGGATAGCAGGGTGCATCGGTGCGTTGTCAGTCTCACGTTTGAACCAAGTACGGTAGTTCTTAGGGTCGGGGTCAGGGTAGTTCACCTTGTATTCAGCGGGCATGGCATCCCAGCCGTTGCTCAAGATGTAGTTACCTACCCTTGCGCGTTCCTCCAGCACGTTGGCCAGAGACATCATCCATTCCCAGCGGGCATAGCCGCAATAGTCATTGTCAATCATGGTGTTTCCTTTCGGGTTGTGTTGCGTTAAGTGAGTGGCCTGATTAACGGGTCAGGCCGACCCGTTTTTGTTTACTCGTAGTGTGGTGTTTCTTCTGGGAAGTACGGCTTGGGCATACCCTCGTCGTATATGGCAACGTAGCGCCCCTCGGATAAGGCGCTACTGATCTCTGGTCTGTCGTGGTTCCACACGGGCATTACCTCGGCGTTGAGTTCCGATGCGTACTCTGCTGCTTCTTCCTCGTTGTTAAACCCTCGCAGGAACTGCGCTGCCTCTGGCTCCATGCATAACTCTCCTCCGTGGTAATACCACCCGCCTTCTTCCGGTCCACCGTAAAGCTTGTCCTCCATGTAGATGGCCACGGTGTAGAACTTGGGTTGGTTTTGGTCAGTCATTTGTTGCTCCTTTCAGTTGGTTGAATTTCGGGTCAGGCTGACCCGTTTTGCTGCTTACTACACCTAGATTATACTACATCTAGTTTACTGCTACTGCTCTCGAACTTGTACAAGCCATGCCACGTGTGTGGTACGGCTTCGCTTGGTTTCATCTCACGCATACGGACTAAGGCTTGGTGCATCTGGTTGTACTTCAGGCGTATGGTTTGGTTGGTTGGGGCGATGTCTAATTCCTGCTTCACATAACTAAGTTCTTTTTCCGTACGCTTTATCAGGCGGGTGAGTGCTGGGTTGTTCTTGATCGGGCGTTGTGTTCTTTGAAACGGTATCTTGCGCTTGGCCTTGGGCGTGTGCGGTATGGCATTGAACAGGTCTGTGACCTGTGCTTTTATTCTTGCGGGAACCCAGTCTGTCCAATGGATGCCGTTGTTCGGTATCTGCCGTTTGCCCTTGGCGTTGTGCCATTTGCTGAAAGCACTCGGTGTTGGCTTGGGGACTTCGGGGTTTGCCTGTGCTGCTTCGATCTCGTCGCGTACCTTGTCGAGGACAAGTAAGTAACTCTCAAAGGCGTGTAGTCTTTCAGGCTGCGTTTGGGTCTTGGCGTACTTGATGCCTTGCCTGATGTTGTTGTACTCATAATTTAAGTCGCGCAGTAGTGCAGCCCAGAGTTTTTTCCGATGTGTTGCCGTGATCTTCTCGGCTCGGCGTTGGCTCTTGACGTTGCGTATCTCTGACCGCAGGTTGTTTCTCAGATGGTGTTGGTCTGGAAATTTGCGTAGTAATGCGCTGTCGATCTTGCGCTGTACGGCGGTGTACATCCATTTGTCCATGACTACTACCCTTTTTGATGTTGGTATCCAAGCAAGTATCCATGACTACTACAAGTGGACCAGTTTTTGGACAGTCGTATGCCAGTCTGTGTGCGGGTGAAAGCAGAAACTGGGGCGTTTATATATCTGTTTGTAGAAACAGTATAGCCCGAACTTACAAACAAGAACAAAAGTTTTTACAAACAAGTGTCCACATATAAATACTCTCCTATATATATATATATATTTAAATAGATAGATAGATGTGCCTGTTTTTAGGATACGCCTTGATGGCGCTACGTTTTCGCTGTCTTTTTTCTTGTCCACTTGTAGTAGTCATGGATAGGTGGAAAAAGGGGTCATTTTGACCCCTAAAAGTGTAGTAGTCTTCATTCAACCCATTTCAGGCCGTACACAGACGGGTAGTACTCGCCTGTAAAGCCTCTCTCGCCTATCTCTTTGATGTGTACTCGCCCTGTGCTGCCGGTGTGGTCGGGCTGCGCCCAGCTTGTGACGATGGCCGCCTTGCCTCTGAAGCAATGGACTACATCGCCTGTCTTAACTTCTTCGCCTGTGGTTTCTTTGATGAGTCGCATGGTCATTCTCCTCTGAAGATGCCGTTGATCTTGTTGGTGATGATGACTACGCCGAAGGTGTAGCCAATGAAGGTGAGCAGCCCAAGGTTTTCCAGTAATTCGGGCAAGGTGAGCACTACGCAGATGGTGGCAATGCTGATGCCGAGGATGTCGGCCAGACGTAAGGTATTCATGGGGTAGTTCCTTTCAGGTTTTCCGGTCAGGTTGACCGGATTTTTGTTTAGAGAGATACAACGCGCAGGTAGTTCTCTGCTTGATCTTCGTAGGGCATGACGAAAGCGCAGATGGCTGCGCCCTTGAAGTCGTACCGTGCCATGTCGCCGTAGTTGCCGTTGAGTTTGGTTGAGTAGCCCATCTCGCGGCTAACCTTGCGGATAGCACCTCTGAAGGTGGTGGCGTGGACTTTGAAGCGATGTACCCAGCAGTAATTGGCATCGCCGCCGTAGGTGTCGGTAACTTCAACGAAGAAGATGGATTGAGTAGCTTTCATGGTGATGCTCCTTTGGGTGGTTATCGGGTCAGGCTGACCCGTTTTTGGTTAGTTTGTAATTGCTTCAATGGCTTGCGCGTCTGTACAGATACAGACAATCCTCTCAAAACGGGGTGCGCCCTCTAGTGAATGTACGACTACGTTCTTTCCGGTGTGGGTGTAGCTTTCCACACGCATGGGCTTGCCGTGTACGGTGATGACTTGCCCGATTGAGTACGTTGCTTTTGGGATATGTGCGAATTTCATGATGATGCTCCTTTGGGTTGATTGTTGCGTTGAATAGAACAATGAAGTCTGGTTTAGACAGATAACGGAACACCGGCCAGACCTCACGCCGATGCCCCGTGGAAAAAACGGGTCACGTTGACCCGAAATCAAGCGAGAGCCTTGATGACAGCACGCTGCTGCTTCGCATCGAGCTTGTTGAACGCCTTGATGATCGCATCAACAGGGTCAGTCTTGCCAGATGACGCGCTACGCGTCTCGCCCTTGAGTGCTGCCATGACATCGCGCACTTTGGTTTTCAGAAACTCGTACCGCTCGTGCTTCGAGTCGAGCATGACCTTGCCCGTTGACGATTCATTCCAGCCCTTGCCCTCGGTGTACTTCGCGCATACCGCTACGATGACGTAAGGCCGCTGAAGTTCAGGCGTATCAAGCCCCTCGGAGTGCAAGCTAATGACGAAGTCGTCAGATGCATCAAGAAACTTGGATACGAGTGTGTTGACTTTGGATTGTGTTTGCTTGTTCATGGTGTTTCCTTTCATTGGGTTGATTGTGTTTGCCAAGGGCAAGTGCCATTGACGAGACCCATTATCCGGAGTGCGCCGTTTGATCGACGGATACGGGGTCAATTTGACCCGAAAAAGGCAGTATCTCGACCCTACCGTACCCCCACAACCCCTTTTTGACAACACGGCGGCGCTCCGCATATAACACTGTTCCATAACCATCCCGAGTATTTCCGTTATTCACTTAGCAACACAATACCCAAAAAACGAAAGTAGCCAGCAAAGTGCGTTTTTTGCCGCTGCAAACTTAAACCTCGTCCCTGACAACTTAATTCCAACCGACTGTAAACTTAACCCCCCACTATTATTAAAAAATTGACAATATACTTGTCTAACCTTAGACAAACACAGCCGAAAAAAAGCCCCCGGCAAAACCGAGGGCAAAATATGCTCACCACGAGCAAAGGAGAAGCAAACGCGAAGAGTTGCCACTTGCGCACTTGCAAGACACACTATACACTCCGGGCAACGAGGTACGCAAGGGACCTGCGCATGTTGGATCACTTAATAGAATTTACCCCCGATGTGGATGATGACTCCACTGGCTTCGTCACGTTTGAAAAGACTGCCCCCGTAGACTTGGTAGATGCCAAGGTAGATACCGCCGAGTGGTTAAAGAGTCTGGGCGCAGCAGGCGATGAACTCGCCAATGAGTTGGAGTCCCAAGCAGCCAGAACGGCCTTCACCAATATCGTAACAGCCCAGCCCGACGAACACTCTCGCGCTGCATTGGCTGAAATCAAAACCCCCGCTGCGGTACAACACCTTGTTGGAATGCTAACGGCATACGATTGGGAGTTTATCAATCAAGCCAAAGAGATTCGCGGCTATGCTGTTGCCCAACTGCTGGAAGAAACCAAACACCCAACAGCCAGCGTACGGCTTAAAGCACTGGCACTTCTGGGCAAGGTCACGGAAGTGGGGCTGTTCACCGAGAAGATCGAGATTAAGAAGACAGAACTGTCCGACGCTGAACTGGAAGCGCGGATCAAGGAAAAGCTGGGTAAGTTCGCCAAGATCGTGGACATCACGGATGTCAGAGAAGTCGAAGAAATAGAATGTCAAAGTGTAGACAATGAACCCAGTACTGAGTCCTGAAGAGATAATGGCGCTCCAACGCGCCTTGCCAACGCTGTCTCCACGGGAGAAGGCGGAACTGCTTGCGGACTTAGAAGAACGCGCTGCCCGCGCCAGCAAGATCATTGGGCGCGACTCTATGCTGGGGTTTGCTACACACGTGTATCCGGGATTTAAGATCGGACCCCACCACCGGAAGCTCTCAAAGATCTTTGAGGATGTCATCAGCGGCAAGAAAAAGCGTGTAATCATCAACATCGCCCCGCGTCACGGTAAGTCCGAATTCTCCAGCTATCTGTTCCCAGCTTATTTTTTAGGCAAGTATCCAGACAAGAAGATCATCATGGGCACCCACACGGCGGGTCTGTCAGAAGACTTTGGACGGCGGGTGCGGAACTTAATTGAGTCAGAGGAGTACCACGAACTTTACCCAGACACGCGGATTGCAGATGACCAGAAAGCAGCAGGAAAGTGGAGTACCGGAGCAGGAGGTCAGTATTATGCAGCGGGTGTCGGTGGCGCTTTGGCTGGTCGCGGTGCTGACTTATTTGTTATTGATGACCCTCACTCTGAGCAAGATGTAAAGAGCAACAGCCGTCTGGCGTTCGATACGGCGTGGAGTTGGTTTCAAACAGGCCCGTTGCAGCGTCTGATGCCCGGAGGGGCAATTATTGTCATTATGACCAGATGGTCGCTGTTGGATCTGACAGGCCGTTTAATCGATTATCAAACACGCAACCCTGATGCCGAGCCATGGGAGATCGTAGAACTCCCGGCCATTTTGAATGAGAACGACGAGAACGAGAAAAGCCTGTGGCCAGAGCAGTGGCCGCTGGAGCAGTTAAAGAAAGTCAAGGCGTCACTCGACCCCCGGTACTGGAACGCTCAGTACATGCAGAACCCCACCTCTGAAAACTCGGCCATCATCTCGCGCAAGCACTGGCGCATTTGGGACCACGACGACCCCCCGCAGTGCGAGTACATCATCCAGAGTTGGGATACGGCGTTTGAGACCAAGAACAACTCCGACTATTCAGCCTGCACCACGTGGGGAATCTGGTACAACGAAGAAGAGAACGACACGCCACAGTTAATACTGTTGGACGCGTTCAAGGAGCGGATGGCGTTTCCAGATTTAAAACAAGCTGCGCTCAAGCACTATAAAGAATGGGAGCCAGATGCATTCATTGTGGAGAAAAAGGCAGCAGGCGCCCCGCTTATTCAAGAACTTCGGGCAATGGGTATCCCAGTCCAAGAGTTCAGCCCCAGCCGGGGCAACGACAAACACGTGCGACTAAACGCTGTCGCGGATCTGTTTACCAGCGGAAAAGTCTGGGCACCTGACACAAGGTGGGCCAGAGAAGTTATCGAAGAAGTAGCAGCCTTCCCAGTTGGCGAACACGATGACTTCGTGGATACTACGTCGCAAGCACTGCTACGCTTTAGGCAAGGGGGGTTCATTACCCTTGATACCGACGAAAAAGACGAACCCATATACCACCGCGCCAGAAAAGCGGCGTACTACTAAGGACATACCATGCCAATCGATAAAGCAATAAACCAAGCCCCTGCTGGGTTGGGTGCGTTGGAGACCGAAGACGAAGACCAAGAACAAGGGCTGGAGATCGAGATTGTTGATCCAGAATCGGTCAGCATTAGCGGTCCGGGCTTTGAGTTAGAGGTCATAAAAGCAGAAGTCGAGGACGACTTTGATGCCAATCTGGCAGAAGATTTGGATGAAGGCGCACTTGCTACGCTGGCCTCAGACCTGATTGACGACATTGAGAACGATAAAAACTCGCGCAAGGAGTGGGAGAAGTCGTACGTCGAAGGTATTAAATTGCTTGGTCTTCAGATCGAAGAGCGTACAGAACCATGGTCAGGCGCATGTGGCGTCTTCCACCCCATGCTTTCCGAAGCGGTAGTGCGCTTTCAGTCTGAGACGATTTCTGAAACATTCCCAGCGCAAGGTCCTGTGCGCACTAAGATCATCGGCAAAGAAACGCCAGAGATCAAGGAAGCATCACAGCGCGTAGAAGAGGATATGAACTTCGAGTTGACCGAAGTGATGTCGGAGTACCGCCCTGAGCACGAGCGCATGTTGTGGTCGTTGCCTGCTACGGGTTCAGCGTTCAAGAAAGTTTACTACGATCCCAATTTGGGACGCCAAGTGTCGATGTTTGTGCCAGCAGAAGACGGCATCCTGCCGTACGGCGCAACAGATATGGATACCACACCGCGTTTTACGCACGTGATGCGCAAAACCAAGAACGATATTCTAAAACTACAGCAGGCAGGGTTCTACCGGGACGTTGAGTTGGGCGATCCTGACCGCAAAGTGGAGGATATTCAGAAGGCCAAAGACAAAGAGACCGGCTTTTCTGACTTAAACGACGACAGATACACCCTGTATGAGTGCCACGCTGACTTATATATTGAGGACGACGTTCACGCAGACGTGGATGAGGACAAAGAGAAAACAGAAATTGCTCTGCCGTACGTCGTTACACTCATTAAAGGCACCAACGAGGTGCTGGCCATTCGTAGAAACTGGAAATACGAAGATCCCCTGCGTTTGAAGCGCCAGCATTTTGTGCATTACCAGTACATCCCCGGCTTTGGTGCGTACGGCTTTGGTCTTTTTCACTTGGTGGGCGGTTTTGCAAAGAACGCGACATCGCTGATGCGTCAGTTGGTGGATGCGGGCACTCTTTCTAACTTGCCGGGTGGTTTGAAGTCACGTGGTCTGCGTATCAAGGGCGACGATACACCTATCGCTCCGGGTGAGTGGCGTGATGTGGACGTATCATCGGGCAGCATCCGCGACAGTATATTGCCACTGCCATACAAGGAGCCTTCGGCGGTTCTTTATCAACTGCTTGGCAATATTGTGGAAGAAGGCCGACGTTTTGCTGCGACTGCGGACATGAAAGTCTCCGATATGTCGGCTCAGGCCCCTGTTGGAACAACGTTAGCACTGCTGGAGCGCCAACTTAAAGTCATGACGGCAGTACAAGCGCGTGTGCACTACACACTAAAGCGCGAGTTTAAGCTGATTAAAGAGATTATTCGTGACTACACTGACCCAGACTACGAATACACCCCAGATCACGGCACTAAGAAAGCCAAGCGTGAAGACTACGACAAAGTAGACCTGATCCCGGTCAGTGATCCTAATGCAGCAACGATGTCGCAGCGTGTTGTGCAGTACCAAGCGGTCATTCAGATGGCGCAGATGGCACCGGATATTTACGACCTGCCGTTTCTGCACCGTCAGATGTTGGAAGTACTGGGTATTAAGAACGCAGAAAAGCTAGTGCCGTTGGAAGACGATCAGAAGCCCCGCGATCCTGTGGCAGAGAATATGGCGGTGTTGAAAGGTAAGCCGGTCAAAGCGTTCTTCTACCAAGACCATCAGTCGCATATTCAAGTACACATGTCTGCAATGAACGACCCGTTGATTCAGCAGCTTATTGGCCAAAACCCAAGAGCACCGCAGATTCAAGCGGCCATGATGGCGCACATCGGGGAGCACGTGGCATACGCATACCGTCAGAAGATCGAGCAGCAGATGGGTGTTGCTCTGCCACCAGAAGACGAGAAGTTGCCACCGCAGGTTGAGATGGCGTTGTCCTCCATGATGGCGCAAGCGGCACAGCAGGTACTGCAAGAAAACAAAGCGCAAGTGGCACAGCAACAAGCGCAACAGCAAGCGCAAGATCCGATTATTCAGATGCAGCAGCAAGAGCTTCAGATTAAACAGAAAGAAGTTGATCTGAAAGAAAAGAAGATTGCAACAGACGCTGCGGCTAAAGCAGACGAGCTTGAGCTTAAAAAGCAAGAGATGGAAGCTAAGTTTGAGCTTGATGGATTTAAAGCAGCTACCACCATGCAGCAGCAGAAAGAAAACATTGCTGCACAACAAGAACGCGAAGGTGTGCGTATGGGTATTGACATCGCCAAAACAAAATCACAGGAGAGAAAACCTAAATGATGGACAACTTCGCAAGCGTATTGCGCGACAAGATACGCAAAGATATGAATGATTACACGGACGACATGGCCAATGGCGTCTGCACAGATTTCGCCTCTTATCAAAAACTCTGCGGGGTAGTTCAAGGTCTTGCCCTTGCAGAGCGACACTTACTTGACCTTGTAGAAGCAGCAACCAAAGAGGACGAAGACGATGAGCGATCTATTACTACCTCCGGGCATTCAAATGCCGGAGCCAATTCAACCAATCGAAAAGCCAACAGAGGAAATCCCTATTGAAGAACGTGGGCGCATGTTGCCTATACCAACAGGGTGGAAGATTCTTTGTGGCGTTCCCGATGTGTCGGATAAGTTTGATAACTCCACCATAATTAAAGCGGAGTCGGTTATGCGTCAGGAAGAGCACTCGACCACCATTTTGTTTGTGTTGGCAGTTGGCCATGATGCGTACAAAGACACAACCAAGTTCCCGAACGGTCCTTGGTGTAAAGAAGGCGACTTTGTGTTAGTGCGTACTTACTCCGGTACTCGGTTCAAGATTTATGGAAAAGAGTTCCGTCTGTTGAACGACGACCAGATTGATGCGGTCGTGGACGATCCACGCGGTATTACCCGTGCTTAATAGGAGTGTTACATGTTAGATAAGTTTAGTTTCCCGGACGAGGACGACGACAGAAAAGTTGCCGTATCTCAAGAAGACGATTCCGTAGTCATTCAGGCGGATGCTGAAGATGATGTCGAAATTGAAATATTTGATGACACCCCCGCAAAAGACCGTGGCCGCAAGCCATTGGACAAGGATGTGTCAGACCCGACTGACGACGAAATCGAAAACTATTCGGATAAGGTGCAGACTCGTATTAAAGAGTTAACACACGCCCGTCATGACGAGCGCCGGATGAAAGAGTCTCTCTTGCGAGAAAAGCAGGAGATGGAAAAGCTCATGACGTACTTGTCTGAAGAGAATAAAAAACTCAAGCAGACAGTTAATCATGGGCAGGAAGCCTACATCTCTACAGCGACAGATGCTGCCGAAGCGCAACTGCAAGCAGCCCGCCGTCAATTTAAAGATGCCCAAGAGTCATACGACACCGACGCCATCATGGAAGCCCAAGAAGCTTTGATGGAAGCAAAGGTTAGACTGTCTCAGGTAAAAAACTTTAGGCCAGCCCCTTTACAAGAAGACGAACCTGCGGTACAACGTGAAGTATCTCAACCCCAACAGGCTGCACCGGACGAGAAGACGCTGCGCTGGCAGGCAAAAAACCAGTGGTACGGTCAACCGGGGTTCGAAGAATACACCAGCTACGCACTAGGGCTGCATCACAAACTAGTCAGTTCGGGGGTAGACCCTCGCAACGATGAATACTTCGCCCAAATCGATGGGCGTATGCAGAAGACGTTCCCCGAACTATTTGGCGGGAATGCTGAGAAAACGCCGGAACCTGTACAGGTTCAGTCTGAGGCTCCAAAAAAACCTGCGTCTGTGGTTGCTCCAGCGTCTCGTTCGTCTGGAACAAAGAAAATCCAGCTTTCTACTCGGCAACTCGCCTTGGCTAAAAAGTATGGACTAACCCCGCAGCAGTACGCTGCTGAAGTAGCTAAATTGGAGATTTAAGATGGCCGATACTCGCACTCCTCGTGATCTAGTTTCACGCGATAAAAACGCACGTACTGTTTATGTACCACCTTCAACATTGCCTGATCCAACCCCAGAACCGGGCTGGTCATACCGGTGGGTAGCAACCCACATTAACGGTGTGATCTCCCCAAATTTCTCCATGCGTATGCGTGAAGGCTGGGTACCGGTTAGAGCGGAAGATCATCCGGAGCTTATGCTTCCGGCAAATGAAAAAGGTGAAGTAACCCATGGTGGGTTGTTGTTGTGCAAGATGCCGACGGAAAAAACAGTAGCTCGTAATGAGCATTTCCTACAGCAGTCTGAGAACAACATCGAAGCCGTGGACAATTCATTTATGCGCCAGAGTGATGCGCGGATGCCTTTGTTCAATGAACGTAAGTCAACGACATCTTTTGGCAAAGGCACTAAGTAGTCTTTTTATTAACTAGGAGCAATCATGGCTTATCCTACTGTATCAGCACCTTACGGTGCTTTGCCAGTAAATTTGATTGGCGGTCAGGTGTTCGCTGGGTCGACTCGTAATCTACCCATTGCGTACAACTACGGCACAAACATTTTTTATGGCGATCTCGTAACTCTCGGTACTACTGGCTCAACCGCCGGTTTTATCATCCCCGCAAGTACTGGCGCAAGCTTGGTGTCTAAGGGTACTGTTGGCGTTTTCTTGGGCTGCACCTTTACTAGCCCAACTACTAAACAAAAACTGTTCTCTCAGTACTACCCTGCAAGCACCACCGCTGGTGATATTCAGGCAATTGTCTGTGACGACCCTGACACCGTGTTCAAAATGGCGGCAGTGACTTCTGCTTCCGTGGCAACTATTGCCTCGTTCCCATCGGCTATGGTCGGTTTGAACGCATTTACAAACACTCCAGTCGGCAGCACATCCACCGGTAATTCCGGTCTGGGTCTGCTTGGTGTAAACACCACTACCGCAGTTGGTTCGGGTGGCGCTTTCCGTATTCTGAACTTGGTTCCTGATACGCAAATCAGCACTTCGGCTACCTTTGTCAGCACCTCTACAACTTCGTTTGTTGTGTCTGGCATTCCGGTTGGCACCTATATCCCTGTTGGTACGGATATATTCCAATTGGTTAGTGGTCAGCTTCAGCAGCTTGGCGTTGGTGCAAACGTAGCTACGGCTTTCACTTCGTCCACGACCGGTAATACAACTATTACCATTAGTGCCGCTGTCACTACCACGCCTACTGCTGGTGCGACAATTGTCTTGGTTCAGTCCCCAGAAGTTTTGGTTAAATTGAACTTTGGCGTTCATAACTACTACGCCGCTTAATAGGAGCTAAATCATGGCTATTTCACGCGCACAACTACTTAAAGAGCTGCTGCCCGGCCTGAACGCCCTGTTCGGTCTGGAGTACGCACGTTATGGCGAAGAGCACAAAGAGATCTACGAAACAGAGACCTCCGAGCGTTCGTTCGAAGAAGAAACCAAGCTGTCTGGCTTTACTGCTGCACCAGTCAAGAACGAAGGTAGTGCAATTCGTTATGACAACGCACAAGAAGCATGGACCGCTCGATACAACCACGAAACCATTGCTCAAGGTTTTTCGATCACTGAAGAAGCGATTGAAGATAACCTGTATGACAGCCTGTCGGCTCGTTATACCAAAGCTCTGGCTCGTTCGATGGCCTACACCAAGCAGGTCAAGGCTGCTGCAATTCTGAACAACGGCTTCTCCTCTGCTTACCCCGGTGGTGATGGTGTTGCTCTGTTCTCAACTGCACACCCTTTGATTAATGGTGGCACCAACAGCAACAGCCCATCGACTGCTGCTGACTTGAACGAAACCTCGCTGGAAAACGCCGTGATTCAAATCGCTGCGTGGACTGACGAACGTGGTCTGTTGATTGCTGCTCGTCCTCGTAAACTGATCGTCCCACCAAGCTTGCAATTCGTTGCTACTCGTCTGTTGGAAACCAGCCTCCGTGTTGGCACTACCGACAACGACATCAACGCAATCAAGAACAACGGTTCGATCCCAGAGGGTTACACAATCAACCACTTCCTGACCGACACCAATGCTTGGTTCCTGACCACCGACGTTCCAAACGGCATGAAGCACTTCATTCGTGCTCCGCTGGATACGAAGATGGACGGCGACTTTGATACCGGCAACGTCCGTTACAAAGCTCGTGAGCGTTATTCGTTCGGCTTCTCTGACCCATTGGGTATGTACGGTTCGCCCGGCGCGTAATTCAGCGTTTGTGTGATACTTTAACGGGGCTTCGGCCCCGTTTTTTACATTACGTAGGTACTTATGAACAACTTCATACAAAAGCAGATTGAGTCTTCAGAACGGTTGTACAAGATGATGCTTGACGACCATCGGGACCGGATTGAAAAAATAACGACAGTTTACGAACTAAGCGAAAATTTGCAGAAGAAAATAAACGAACGCGACGCAGAGATAGAAAAATTGCGTCGTAAACTACAGGCTTACGAGGTGCTGGAGCGCATGTAGTTCTATTTTTGATTTGTCATAATCGTGCTGTAGGATGATTTTGCAGCCTGTGGGGGTTGCTATTTTGACTACGGAGATTATTATGAATGTAACATTTACTGTTGTCTGTGATTTTGACCAGTTGTTTAATTTACTGAATTTTGACTTGGTTGAGTACGTGGACGTTGAGGACGACGAAGAAGGCATTGAGTACGACGAAGACGGTATCGCTTGGTACTACGACGAAGAGCTGGACGCTACTTTCTACTTTGACGAAGACTTAGAAGATTGGGCTGAAGTTGACGAAGACGGCGTTGCTTGGTGCGTTGATGATGAGTCAGGAATTGTCTACTGGTTCGATGATGAGTCCGACGACTGGGTTGAGTACGATGAGTCGGAAGACGACGAAGAAGACGACGCAGCAGCTTGGTAATCTGAGAGGGCTTCGGCCCTCTTTTTCTTTTTCTGTAAGTGTTCCGCGTCGTGTAATTTTCTGTGGCAATTTGCGCAAAGCACAATGCAGCGTTCTTGGATTTCTTTACGTGCGGCTTTGTAGTTGTTGTTAGTTAATAGCTTGTTAACTTTCTTGTTGTCTGGCAGTCGTACAACGTGATGAAAATCAAAGGTGGCGGGGTGGTTTTCTCCACACTGTACACACGATAGGGTGGCCTTAAAGTCACGCCATTTCTGGCGACCCTTTTCTTTAGTTTTCTTCGTTTTTTCCTTAATTTTTTCGGCATGTTTCTCATAGTGCCGTTTGGCAATTTCTTTTTTCTTCTCGGGGTCTTTGGTCGGCATAGCGTGGTTGTACCGCACCCATATTTCTACCTGATTACGCCCAAAAAGTTCTACATTGCTTGCGATTTTGCCTCCCAACGCACAAAAAAGTTTGCATTATTCTGTGCGTGTGCTATAACACTACTACCCCGGGAACACCGGTATGCCAAATAGCCCCGGCTAGTTACATGCAAATTGGCGTACTTAACTCGCATGTGAGGACAATTTATCATGGGTTTCGCTACTCACCTTGGCCCTTGGCTCTTGGGCACCGTTAAGAACACCACTGGCACTACTGCCGGTACCATCCGTAACATGGGCGCAACTATCGTTGCCCAGACCTACACGGCTCCTACTTCTGTCATTCTGGCAACTCCTGCGGCACAGCAAATGTTTGTGCTCCCTGCTGGCGCTAAGATCGTCCGTTTTGGCCTTGAAGTTAATGTTGCCTTGACCGGCGCGACTAACTGCGGCGTTACCATTGGTAGCAGCGGCACTGCCAACCTGTACATGGCTTCGGTCAACACTGGTACTTCGGCTGTTCAGACTTCCCCAGCTACCATCGCAGCGGCTACTTCAGGCGTTTACGACAACATCGGTACAACTGACGCCATTATTTTTGGTACATTTACAGCAGCTACTGCTGACGCTACCGCCGGTACGATTACAGTTACTGTTGAGTACATCGTTCGTAATTCCGACGGCGCTGCTAACCCAACGTCTACGCAAAACTAATAATCTGGGGGGCTTCGGCCCCCTTTAAAACGAGGAGATTATTATGATGCAAACAGACGTAAAGATGACGCATTTGGATGCTAGTGGTGTTGTTTTTGCTGGCCCAACTAGAGTAAAAGGTTTTTCAATAGCACCGGGCGGTACGGCTGGAGAAGTTGAGTTTTATGACAACGCTAGTGCTGCTAGTGGCCCAAAGCGCCTAGTATTTAATATCTCTACAAACCAAGCACTTGATTCGTTAGCCATTCCCGGCGAGGGAATTAAGTTTGATATTGGTGTGTACGTATCAATGCCAGCTAACGCTCATTTGACGGTTTATTATGGCTAAGACCGCAGCATGGACAAGGAAAGAGGGCAAGAATCCCAAGGGTGGTCTAAACGCCAAAGGGCGCGCCTCCTACAACGCAGCGAATCCGGGGAAGCCGGGGTTGAAAGCCCCCCAGCCGGAAGGCGGCGCAAGGAAAAAATCTTTCTGTTCGAGAATGGAAGGGATGAAAAAGAAACTCACTTCCGCAAAGACGGCGAACGACCCGAACAGCCGGATTAACAAAAGTTTGAGGGCGTGGAAATGTTGAGTCCAGAAATTGAAACAGCGCGTGAACTTGCAACACACGCCAGCGATATAAAACATTTGCAAGATGATATGGATGCTATGCGTGAAGACGTTGCGGCCATCCGTAAATCATTGGAAGATATCAGTAAAAAGCTGGCCTCCGCTGAAGGGGGTTGGAAGATGCTTATTGCAATTGGTAGTTTTGCTGGTGGCGTTGTTGGTGCAGTTCTTGGTTTTCTTGGTGGCAAAGTAAATTAATGCCAACAGTATCAAAAAAGCAGGAAAAATTCATGCAAGCTGTGGCTCATAACCCCAAGTTTGCTAAGGCAGCAGGAGTTCCACAATCCGTGGGTAAAGAGTTCACTAAATCAGGGGGTGGTATGGCAACGAAGATGAATGCAGGTTTTATGGCAATGATGAAGAAAAAATCAACCGACAAACCAGCTAAGAAGATGGCTATGGGTGGTTACGCTGATGGCGGTATGCCTATGGTTATGAAAGACGGTAAAAAAGTCCCTTCGTTCGCTGCTGATGGTCAAGGCAAGATGAAAAAAGGTGGCATGGCTACGAAGAAGATGGCAAATGGTGGTTCCGCTTCGTCACGCGCTGATGGCATTGCTGTTAAAGGCAAAACCAAAGGCAAGATGATGAAGTCTGGCGGGCGTACCTGCTGATGAGAGCCTCACGCGGTATGGGCGATATTAACCCATCCAAAATGCCCGGCGGGAAGAAGAAAGCCCGTCGGGATGACACCGACTTTACGCAGTACAAAGAAGGTGGCAAAACAAAGTCTGGGGTAAACGCCGCTGGTAATTACACCAAGCCCGGAATGCGTAAGTCTATGTTTGAAAGCATCAAGGCTCGCGCAGTTCAGGGTACAGGTGCGGGTCAGTGGTCTGCCCGTAAGGCTCAGTTGCTTGCAAAGAACTATAAAGCCAAGGGCGGCGGTTACAAGTGACATGGTCTAAAAAGTACAAGTCGTCGATTGATTGCGCTAACCCAAAAGGTTTTTCGCAGAAGGCGCATTGTGCGGGTAAGAAGAAGATGGCGGGGGGTGGTTTAGCTTCGCCACAGCAGTCGCTGAAAAACTGGGGTGACCAGAAATGGACGACCAAAAGCGGAAAGCCGTCGTCAAAGACCGGGGAGCGTTACCTCCCGGAAAAGGCAATCAAGGCACTAAGCCCCGCCGAGTATGCCGCCACGACGAAGGCAAAGCGGGCAGGGAAAGCAGCAGGCAAGCAGTTTGTTAAACAGCCCAAGGGCATAGCTAAGAAAACAGCGGGGTATAGATAATGGCCGATAAAGCACTTCCAAGAGTAAATGATTTTCGCGTTGTGGATGGTAGGTACATGCACAACAATGAAGAACTTTCTCAAGCGGAATTTAACCAAAGGCAAGCTGCTGCGGATCAAAATATTAAAAATTTTCGGGATGCTTCAACACCGGGGTTTGAAGATATGGAAGCTGATATGAAGGGCTTTAGAGAGCGCGCAGAAGCCAGACGGAAAGCGTCGGGTAAAAAAGCAGGCGGGGCAATTAAATCAGCATCTGCACGTGCAGATGGCTGCGCAATTCGCGGAAAAACGAGAGCTTAAATGACCACATCCGGTACAGCCAGCTTTAACCTTGACCTCAACGAAATGGTTGAGGAGGCGTTTGAACGCGCCGGGAGTCAGTTGCGTACTGGTTATGATCTGCGCACAGCCCGGAGGTCTTTGAACCTCCTTTTTGCCGATTGGGCAAACCGTGGCGTGAACATGTGGACGTTTGAGCAGAACACCATTACTTTGGCACAGGGGCAACCGACTTATGCACTTCCTGACGATACTGTTGATTTACTGGACCATGTTATTCGGACTAACGCCAATCAACCAAGTAACCAAGCCGACCTGACAATTACACGCATTTCGGTATCAACATACGCTACCATTCCTAACAAGCTGACCCAAGGTCGTCCAATTCAAGTCTGGGTGCAACGTTTGTCGGGCAGTGAGTCTTTACTCGTAGGTACGTTGCAAGCAGGTATCTCGGCAACAGCTACAACCATTCCTGTGACTTCGCTGGCGGGCGTTCCAACTGCGGGTTTTATTCGAATTGGTACAGAGTTGATCGGGTTTAATCAGACCCAGCCTGCGGAAAACGGCAACCCAGCGTACTTGCTTAACTGCACACGCGGACAGGGCGACACAACGGCAGCAGCGCACTTGATAAGCGCAGCAATATATGTTGTGCAAAAACAGAGCATTACCGTCTGGCCAACCCCAGACAGCGCGTATACTTATCAGTTCGTTTACTGGCGTATGCGCCGTATTCAGGATGCAGGTACCGGCGGCACTAAGACCATGGATGTGCCGTTTCGATTTGTCCCCTGCTTGGCCGCAGGGCTGGCGTACTACATTGCGTTGAAAGTGCCGGAAGGTTTGCCGCGGTTAGATATTCTTAAAGCCCAGTACGATGAGGCATGGAATAACGCAGCCAACGAAGACCAAGATCGGGCGGCAGTGCGTTTTGTACCAAGGCAGTACTTTATTGGTGGTGGCTGATTGTGGGTAATAGGTTTGCCTCGGGTAAACATGCGATTGCGGAGTGTGATCGCTGCGGTCAGCGGTTTAAGCTCAAGCAGTTAAAGAAGCAGGTTTTAAAGACCAAGACGTATAACCTGCTGGTGTGCCCCACGTGTTGGGACCCGGATCATCCGCAGTTGCAGTTGGGTATGTACCCAGTGGACGATCCGCAGGGTCTGCGTGATCCGCGGCCTGATATAAGTTACTACCAAGCGGGTTACACTGGGTTACAGATAACTAACGTACCAAGTTCGTCACAAGAATCAGATGGCGACCCGTCTGGTGGTAGTCGGGTGTTTCAGTGGGGCTGGAGGCCAGTGGGTGGCTCTAGTGCTAATGATGCGGGGCTGACACCAAACTACTTGGTATCTGCCGGAGTTGTGGGTACAGTAACGATTACTTAGGAGTAAGACATGAAACATGATGATAGTAAGAAAGACAAGCCGCTCATGGAAAAGATTGCCAAGAAGGCAGTCAAAGGCCACGAGAAGCGTATGCATGGTGCCAAGAAGATGGCCAAGGGCGGTGTGACTACCGATCAGATGAAGAGCATGGGCCGCAATCTGGCACGTGTGGCTAATCAGAAATCGGGTTAATCATGGCCAAGTTCTCTAAAAAAGTAATGGGTAAAGAAGTCGGCCAAGCCGATGTCTACGCCGAACCACACAGCATGTCTGGAGGTCCTATGGTTAAAACCAAAGTGCAAGACCCTAATACTCGCGCCGCTAAAGACATGACCCCCGGCACCTTCGGTAACATGCGTGTAAGCGCAGGCGACCCAGCGTCTACTCAGATTAACAAGAACGGCGAGATCACCATGCGTGGTGCAGGTGCTGCAACCAAAGGCACTAAGTGCCGTGGACCGATGGCCTAAGCATGACGTACACCGAACTGTTCTTTGCCGTTAAGAACTACCTGCAAAACGACTTCCCGTCGAACACGTGGACGAACGTAGCAGGTACAAGCACGACTACGTCTACCGGCACTGAGCAGATCAATACGTTTATTACGCAAGCCGAAGAGCGCATCTATAACTCGGTGCAGATTCCACCGCTGCGCAAAAACGTCACAGGCGTAACTTCAACAAGCAATAAGTATTTGTCGTGCCCAACGGACTTTCTGTCAGTCTTTTCAATGGCGGTTATTGACGGTACGGGCGCGTATGAGTACTTACTAAACAAAGATGTAAATTTTATCCGTGCAGCGTACCCCATCCCTACTGAGACAGGCATCCCCCGGTACTATGCTTTGTTTGGTCCGACCGTTGCGTCAGGCGTTGTTACAGATGAGTTGAGTTTTATTCTTGGGCCTACACCAGACGCTGCGTATGACGTTGAGTTGCACTACTACTATTACCCTGAGTCAATTATTGAAAGACCAGTGGCAACATTTGGGACTGTTACGGCAGGCTCTGGGTACACAAATGGCACGTACTACAATGTAACGCTTACTGGCGGGTCAGGTACTGGAGCAACCGCAACTATTGTGGTTTCTGGAGGCGGTGTAACTTCTGTAGCACTTACCAACGGTGGGGCGTCCTATGTTGTTGGAGATGTACTGTCTGCCAGTGTAGTGGGCGGGTCTGGCTTTAGTATTCCTGTTGCAGCAGTAGGAAATGAGAATGGACGTACATGGCTGGGCGATAATTACGACCCCGTGCTGCTGTATGGCACGATGCTGGAAGCCTATATATTCTTGAAGGGTGAGGCCGATTTGATGGCTGTTTACAAAGCCAAGTATGACGAGGCTATGGGGCAACTGAATCGTCTGGGCAGTGGTCTGGAGCGTGGCGATGCGTACAGAGACGGCCAATATAGAATTTCGAAGGTCGGACCATGAGTATCCAACAGGGACTGACCAACAGCTTTAAGCAAGAGATGCTTCAAGCGGGGCAGAACTTGGCAACCGACACGCTTTACATGGCGCTGTATACGGCGTTTTCTGACATCGGCCCCCTGACCACGGTGTACACAGCGACTAACGAGGTGCCTACTGGGAATGGCTATACAGCGGGTGGTGTTGTAATGACGGGCGTTACGATAAATACGGAATCAACAGGCGAAAATTCCGGAACGGTATTTGTAGATTTTGCCAACGTATCGTGGCCGGGGGCCAACTTTACCGCTCGTGGTGCGCTGATATACAACGTCACGCAGAGTAATAAGTCGGTAGCTGTATTAGATTTTGGTTCAGATAAGATTTTTAGCAGTGTAAGCAACACCGTTGTTATGCCAGAGAATACGGCAACGACGGCACTAATTCGTTTTCCTTAAGAGGTTATTATGCAAAAAGAATTTGGAAGCTTCGGAGATAACGCCGTAGCCACAATGCAAGCCAAAGGTGATATTGCCCCAGAAACTGTGGGCATAGAAGGCCGCTATCACGTTGTGTGCCGTGACAAGGATGGCAATATTAAGTGGGAAGATGAGTTCCCTAATCTGGTCATGGCGGTTGGCAAGCAGTTGATGTTCGACACACTTCTGCGCACATCTGGCACCTATACGACAGTTGGCCCGTTTCTTGGGTTGCTGAAGTCGGGTTATACCGCCGCCGCTGCGGATACGATGTCGATCACTACTGCAAACGAGTTTATCAACTACACAGTTAGTGCTGTGGCAGTACGTGGTACGGCGGTGTTTACTGCGGCTAGTTCAACAGGTACAACCCCAACGAACGTGACTACTTGTGCGGCGGCTTCAATCACTTACACCATCACTGGTGCGGGCGGCACGGTCGCTGGCTGCTTCTTGGCTACTGGCACTGGCGCGGTATCTACATTGTCGAGCACGGCAGGTACGCTGTACTCTGCTGGTAACTTTACAACTGCTAAGACCACGACGGCTGGCGACACGGTTGCCGTGACCTATAGTACAACTGCTACTTCGTAATGTTTGGAATTACAGCGTTTTCGCAAGCGCCTTTCTCCTCAACGGCGGGGGCGTCTTTTGCGGATTCAGTTGTAGAGAATAGTTCAGTAAATGATGTACGAATAATAACATCCGCGTTTTTGCAGTCGTTGGCAGAAGACTCAACGTTGGCAGATAGCAGTACACAGCTTTCGACGTTCTTGCAGTCGTTAGCAGAAAACAGCACGTTAGGTGATAGTAGTACTCAGGCTTCAGCGTTTTTGCAAAGTCTTACAGAAGACTCGACGCTGGCTGATGTATTAGTAGGTAGTGCGGGGTTTACATTAAGCCGTGCGGAAGACAGTACGTTAGACGATGTAAGAGCGTTGGTAGCTGGGTTTGCCGCAAGTCAGACAGAAAACTTAACGCTAGAAGACAGTAGTACTCAGGTGTCCACGTTTTTGCAGTCCATAACGGAAGACAGTACGTTAGCTGACTTGCAGGTGTTTACCGCGCAGTTTGTGGTTAGCAGGGCTGAACCCATTACATCGGATGATGTACGTACAATAGCCGCAGGGTTTGCTGCGAGCTTGGCTGAGAATTTTACGCTGAACGATGTAATAGAAATTGGTATTGCGTTTTTTGATAGCCCGGTTGAGAACGTAGGCGTTGCAGATACATCAATAGCATCAGTACTTATATTTTTTACAATATCAGAGGATGTAACAGTAGATGATGTGCGGGTAATGGCTGCGCAGTTTGCCGCTTCGTTTACTGATGGGTTTACGGTTCTTGATGCAAATGTTGTCCGTGGTTGGTTTACCATCTATAACGATGAGGATGCAAACTGGGTCAACATAAACAGTAACACCTCTACCGTATGGGGCGCTATTAATACGGATGTAAATCCCGGTTGGACTAACATTACTACGGTGTAAACAATGGCACTTGTATTAGCAGACCGCGTAAGAGAGACCACCACAACCACGGGGCAAGGTACCATCACGCTTGCGGGTGCGGTGACTGGGTTTCAAACTTTTGCGGCTGTCGGTGACGGCAATACCACGTATTACACCATTGCAGGGCAAGGTACTGCTGAATGGGAAGTTGGAATTGGTACGTACACCTCGTCTGGTACAACGCTGTCTCGGGATACGGTGTTGGCGTCGAGTGCTGGTGCGCCTACCAAGACAACTTTCTCGGCGGGTACTAAGGATGTGTTTGTCACCTACCCTGCCAGTAAATCGACGTACGAAGACGAAGCTCAAGCGGTGTATGGAGGGGCTGGTACAGCGGCAATTTATTTAACATCAAACACTATTACCGTAAATACGACAGTGCCAGCTAACTATAATGGTATGACTGCGGCTACGGTTACCGTAGCAAACGGTATAACGGTAACAGTGGCTACTGGTTCCAGATGGGTAGTCGTTTAAGGAAAAGACATGCCAACTACTTTTAATAACAACCTTCGTATAGCGGAGATCGGCACTGGCGAACAGGCCGGTGTGTGGGGTAACACGACCAATACAAACTTGGCAACCCTGTTGACGGAAGCTATTACAGGGGCCACAAACATCACCATTACAGGTAACCAAGCGTTGACTGCGTTAGATGGGGTAACAGACCAAGCCAGACAAGCAGTTTTAATTCTCGGTGGTACTCCGGCAGCAGACTTTACGCTTTTCACTCCGCCAATAAACAAGCTTTATATTGTAAAAAACAGCACAGGTAAAACCGCCACCATAGTTGCTGCGCTGACGGCGAACACAACCACCCCACAAACTGGCACCCCCGCATCGGTCACAATCCCTACAGGGCAGACTGGGCTTGTGTTTTGTACGTTCAATTCTACGACCAGCAAGTGGGATTTTTACAATGGGGTTGACCGCATTTACGGCGACCTTTCTGTTTCTGGCAACGGTACGTTTGGTGGCAACGGCGTGTTTAGCGGTACAGGCAGTTTGCAGGTTCCAAAAGGTAGCACGGTGCAGCGGGCTGGTTTAGGTATTCGCTACAACACTACGCTGGGGCAGTACGAAGGTTACGACGTAAACACAGGTATATGGAGTGCTATTGGCGGCGGTGCGACGGGTTCTGCGGGTAATCAAGTTTTTTACGAGAACGATCAGGTTGTAACCGCTAACTACACTATTGCGTCAGACAAAAACGCCAGCACCACAGGGACAATAACGATTGATTCCATTAGCTTTACAGGTACTATTAACGATGGCGGCGTTTTAGCTGGTACTACGCTGACGGCGATTGCGGCAGCTTCGTTTACTGCGTCCGTTGCGGGAAACACGATGACTGTTACAGCAGTAGCGTCGGGCACTATTGGTGTAGGGCAATATATTAACGCTGCTACTGTACTGTCTGGCACGAAAATACTAAGTCAATTAACGGGCAGCGCGGGCAGCACGGGCACTTACGAAGTTAACACTACGCAAACGGTGACCTCAACAACAATAACCACCATAACATTGGGCGTTCTTTATATTGGCGCGGTTATTTCAGGCACGGGCATAACCGTAGGTACAACTATTACAGCTTTTGGTACAGGCACAGGCGGTGCTGGTACGTACACGGCAAGTGTTTCCCAACTTGTACCATCTGCGGTAATTACTTCTCCGGTTTCTGTCACAGTAGCTACCGGCGCACGGTTAGTTGTTTTATAAGAGGCGAACATGGCAACGACAATTTTGGCAGGTAATGCAACAAACGGACTGGCGCTAACGCCAGATAGCACCGGCATATTAGAACTGAAGACCGGCACGGGCGCGGGTACAACTGCGCTGACCTTGAACGCTTCACAAGCTGCGACCTTTGCAGGTGCGGTTACTTCGTCTGGCGTTATTACTTCCTCCACCGGGGCTTTATACCCGCTTGTATCTGCTACCACAGTTTCGACTGCAACGACTTCGTTTACAGCATCAATTGCAACCACAACAATGACAGTTACCGCAGTAGGTTCTGGAACGCTTGCGGTTGGTCAATTAATTACTGGTACAGGTGTTACGGCTGGTACAACCATTCTTGCGCAACTTACGGGTTCCGCAGGTAGTACAGGCACTTACACAGTTAGTGCGTCTCAGACGGTTTCATCTACAACTATTACAATTGTTGGTTTAGATTTTTACGGGGTACCAAGTACAGCGAAACGTATTACGGTGATGTTTCAAGGTGTAAGTACAAACGGCACGTCAAACATGCAAATTCAAATTGGCTCTGGAAGTGTTACAACTTCTGGGTACAACAGCGCTGGCGCCGGTTGCATTAGCGGATCTTCTCCAAGTGTTGCAGCTTCAACGGCGGGGTTTCTTATGATTAGTGATACCGCTACTGACGTTAAAAACGGACTTTTCACTATTGTTGCTATGGGCAGTAGTCTTTACGCCGCATCGCATACGATGGGCGGCGATTCGACTCGAGATGTTTGTTTTTGGGGCGGCGGCGCAGTTACGTTAGGTGGCACACTAGACCGCGTTCGCATCACTACAGTCAACGGCACAGACACCTTCGACGCTGGCTCAATTAACATCATGTGGGAGTAAAAAATGTCCGCAGGAATTAAAGCAAACAACGACGGCAGCGGCGCTATTCAAGTAGGCGGATCGGACTACATTACGATTAGTTCCGCTGGCGCGGTAGCTATCCCGCAAACACTGGCTGTTACAGGTGCAGCAACTGCGGCTTCGCTTCAAGTCGGCGGAGTCACTACTAATTTATATCCGTTGGTGTCTGGGACGGCGGTAGCTTCTACGTCTGGCACGTCTATTGATTTCACCAGCATACCGGCGTATGCCAAGCGTATTACTGTGATGTTTGATGGTGTAAGTACGAACGGCACATCAAACGTTATTTTGCAACTTGGTGACTCTGGCGGTATTGAAGATACAGGTTATGTTGGATCACACAGTGCCCTAACAACATCAGGAGTTAGCACTAATTCAAACACAACTCACTTTACGGTATATAGCCAATCAGCAGCATCCAACCTTTTTTCTGGGTTAGCTACTATAAGTTTACTTAGCGGAACTACTTGGGCGGCTTCAGGCACTACAGGATCGGCGGTGCCAAGAGGCACAGTTTTTGGGGGGTCAAAGACTTTATCCGGTACGTTAGACCGCGTTCGTATTACTTCAGGCAACGGCACTGACGTTTTTGACGCCGGTTCAATCAATATCATGTGGGAGTAATTATGCACAGAATCGTAGTGAACTGCCAAACAGGCGAAGTGACACAAGTGGAATACACGGCGGAAGAGCAAGCTGAATATGATGCTGCTATAGCGGCACAAGCACAACCAGAGCCGGTAGTCGAGCCAGTAGTCGAGCCAGTAGTCGAGCCAGTAGTTGAGCCAGTAGTTGAGCCAGTAGTTGAGCCAGTAGTTGAGCCAGAGCCAACGCCTACACCGACTGAAGGAGCATAATCATGGCAACAGTTATTGACGGAACCACAGGCACGAGCATTGCAGGTGCAAGCACTGCGGTAGGTAATTTTTCGGTTGGCGGCAATTTAACCGTTACAGGAACAATTACTGGGTCAGGTGCGGTATCGCAAATAGTAAATTCTTCAACTGGTGCTGTGGCAACGGGTACTACACTTATCCCATCAGACGACACCATCCCGCAAATTACAGAAGGCGATCAGTACATGACTTTGGCTGTTACACCGAGATCGGCTACTAGTAAGTTAGTTATTGAAGTTGTTGTTCAAGTTGCCAGCAGTGCTGCTGGCGGGCGAATGTCGGCTGCTTTATTTCAAGACGCAACGGCTAATGCTTTAGCAGTAAGTACCCAAGGTTTTGTTGACGCAAATAAACCTATGATGCTGTCATTTACACACTACATGACTTCTGGTACTACGTCGGCTACAACTTTTAGAGTTAGAGTCGGAGCTTCGGTGGCAGGGACTACAACGTTTAACGGCGCAAGTGGCGCTAGATTGTATGGCGGCGTGTCTTCATCCAGTATAACAATCACAGAGGTAGCAGCGTAAGGAATAACCCAATGTGGACCCGCTAACTCTACTTGTCGCTGCCAACGCTGCTGTCGCGGCGGTAAAAAAAGGATGCCAGTTATACAAGGACATCAAAGGCGCAGCGGGTGAAGTAAAGGGTGTGCTGGACGATCTGAAGACGCAGTTTGGGAAGATTCAAAACCCTACAAATGCTCAGAAGATTCAGTATAACGAAGAAGTAGTACGGGTGCAGGAGATAGCCAAAGCCGACCCGAACAACGTGTTTTTACAGATTGGCAATGATCTGGGTGCTTTGATGGATGCGTATGACGAGATAGGTCAAGCGTTCTTGGTACAGGAAGCACAAGCTGCAAAGGTCTACACAGGCAAGGATTCGGTGGGCAAGCGGGCGTTGAACCGCGTTATCATTCGTTCAAGATTAGACGCTATGTTTACCGAACTGCGTGAGACGATGGTCTACAAAGCCCCGCCTGAACTGGGTGACCTGTGGGGCAAGTACGAGAAGATGTGGAAGCAGATTGTTATTGAGCAGGACGAAGCGCACAAGCGCGAGACAATAAAGATTCAAATTGAGGCAGCGAAAAACCGCAAGCTTGCAAGGAAAAGGAAGGAAAACGCGGTATGGGTTGGGGTAATCCTTTTGCTCGTGGGGTGGTACGTAGGGGTACTAATACTGATCCGGACGAGTCACACATACCGTGGGAACTTCTCATCGCCGTGGTGGTCTTGTGTTTTGTGCTAATCATCGCACTGCCCGTCATGGGTATTATGTATGTGGACATGAACAATGCTATGTACAAGGCTGCGGAAGAGACGCGCAAGATGAAAGAGTTGCGGTTAAAAGTTTTACGTGAATTAAAAGGGGAAGACTAATGCTAGGACTAGACGCGCTGCTGGGTATCGGCGGCAAACTGATCGACAAACTTATTCCTGACCCAGAACAGAAGGCCAAGGCGCAGTTGGAACTTGCCAAGATGGCTCAAGATGGTGAACTTGCCAAGATGGCAAACGAGACTGACTTGTACAAGACTGAGCAGAACAACCTGACCCAGCGTCAGCAAGCCGACATGGCAAGCGATAGCTGGCTGTCTAAGAACATTAGACCCTTAACCCTCGTCTACATTCTGATAGCGTATTTGGTGCTGGCAATCCTTGATGCGGCGCTGATTGATATTGCTGACTCGTTCGTGGAACTGCTTGGTCAGTGGGGTATGCTCGTGATGTCGTTCTACTTTGGCGGCAGAACGCTTGAGAAAATTATTGATATGCGGACGAAGAAATGAAAGAGAACTTTGACGATGCCTTGAAGGCCATTCTGAAGCACGAAGGCGGCTACGTAAATCATCCAAAAGATCCGGGGGGCCGAACCAATCTGGGTGTAACTCAGCGAGTCTGGGAAGAGTGGGTAGGTAAGCCTGTGGATGAGGCAGCAATGCGCGCTCTGACGCCAGAAGTGGTGGGTCCTATGTACAAGAAAAAGTACTGGGATGCTGTGAAGGCCGACGAGATGCCGGATGGTCTGGACTACTTGATGTTCGACTTTGCTGTCAACGCGGGTCCGGGTCGTGCAATTAAGACAATGCAGAAAGCTATCGGTACTACCCCAGACGGTGCTATCGGTCCTAAGACAATGCAGTCATTAAAAGATGCCGATCAGAGCGAATTGGTGGCAAAATTCAGTGCAGAAAAAGAAGCGTTTTACCGCAGTCTGCCTACGTTTGGCACGTTCGGTAAAGGGTGGCTGCGCCGGGTGGCAGAAGCCAAGACCCACGCAGAAACCATGCTGGCTTAATAAGGAACAGCTATGCCGTTGCAGAAACTTGCATTTCGTCCGGGAGTAAACCGTGAAGGTACAACGCTTGCCAATGAGGGCGGCTATTACGACTGCGACAAGGTACGTTTTAAATCCGGCTTTCCTGAAAAGATTGGTGGATGGACGCGGCTGTCTGCTGCGGTTTTTATTGGCACCTGCCGCTCGTTGTGGAATTGGATCACGCTTAAGTTTTTTAATTTGATGGGCGTGGGTACTGAGAGTAAATTTTACATCGAGTATGGTGGTGCGTACTACGACATCACCCCCATCCGTCTGTTCGCCGTATTAACCAACCCGTTTGTTACTACCAGCGGTTCTAGTCTTGTTATTGTTACTCATGCAAACCACGGCGCTATCTCTGGGGACTACGTAACTTTTTCTGGCGCATCATCAGTCGGCGGGTTGCTTTTAAACAGCGAGTACGAGATCACGTACGTTGACACCAATACTTATACTATCGTAGCTGCAACAACTGCTTCGTCTACAGCAACGGGCGGCGGTACAGTCACGGCAGCATACCAATTAAATAACGGTACAACTACAGGTACAGCGCAGGTTGGTTGGGGTGCGGGTTTGTGGGGCGGTGTTGTTACAGGCACTCCGCTTACGCAGTTGAATATGGCTAGTGGTACGTTGGATACAACACTTACTTCTGCAATACCAAACGCTACGTCAACCGCCACGATTAACGTTGTATCGACTACAAGTTTCGCCGCATCTGGCACGATTGTAATTGGCTCGGAAATAATAACGTACAGCGCCAAAACTGGAACTACTTTTACCGGCATAACTCGGGGTACAAATCCGGGCAACTTCTACCCAATAGGCCAGTGCGTAGCCGCTAACAACGTCACCATAACCGTAGACGCTACGACAGGTTTTTCTCCTGCCGGTACTATTCTTATTGGCACGGAACTTATTTCGTACACGGCTCTTACTGGCACAACATTTACGGGGTGCACTCGCGGGGCACAAGGCACTAGAGCAGCCCCTCACGCAGACAACGCACTTGTTGAGGAAGCTACCTCCTATTACGGCTGGGGGCAGTCCGCCTCGGTCACTACAAATACTCAACTTCGTTTATGGAGCCAGAGTAACTTTGGTCAGGACTTGCTGTTTAACCCTCGTGGGGGCGGTCTTTATTACTGGACACCGGGGGTTAGTAATACACCAAATGTTAGCGTCCGTGGGGTTCTGATTGGGGCGTTTGTAGGCACTGCAAATATTAATACTACAACGACGCTTACTGTAACTGCCGTTACCTCTGGAACAATTTATATTGGTATGACGGTGACAGGTGCGGGTATTCCAACGGCAACAAAAATTGCGTCTTTTGGCACGGGCACGGGCGGTGCGGGTACTTACATTATGAGCGCCGCAGCCACAACAACAACCGTCGGTATTGCGTTAACGGGTACGTCTGATGTGCCTGTAGTAATAAACGAAGTACTTGTTGCCGACGCATCACGAATTGTTATTTGCTTTGGATGTAATGACTACGGCGATACGGTTTTAGACCCCCTGTTAATACGGTGGTCAGCGCAAGAAAGCTACACCGACTGGACACCAGCTACAACAAACCAAGCAGGAAGTTTTCGACTATCCCACGGCTCTCAAATTATTGGCGCACTACAAACTCGTCAGGAAATTCTGGTCTGGACTGACGCGGCTATTTATTCCATGCAGTATCTCGGACCGCCTTATGTCTGGGGCTTTACCCTGCTAACAGATAACATCTCAATCGCTTCGCCTAACGCGATGTCAACTGCTTCGGGGGTAACATACTGGATGGGCGTGGACAAGTTTTATGTGTACTCAGGACGGGTTGAGACGCTACCTTGCTCAGTTCGTACTTACGTGTATCAGGATATTAACCGAAATCAATTTTCACAAATATCTTCTGGCACAAACGAAGGCTTTAGCGAAGTCTGGTGGTTTTACTGTTCGACGGATTCCGATGTAATTGACCGCTATGTAATATTTAATTACCTTGACCGCGTGTGGTACTACGGAGAACTTGGCAGAAGTGCATGGATTGACTCACCTCTGCGCGAATACCCGATGGCGGCTGGATTGGATAACCGTCTGTACTACCATGAATCAGGTAACGACGATGGCTCAACTAACCCACCCAGTGCGATTACCGCGTATATTCAATCGTCTGACTTTGATATTGGTGACGGGCATAACTACGGATTTGTGTGGCGTATGATTCCTGATATTACGTTTAACGGATCAACCACGCCAAGCCCCTTGCTGCCATCAGTAACAATGACGATGCGCCCAAGGCAAAATCCGGGGTCTGGGTATGGTACTGCGTTGGCTCCAACAGTAACGTCTGCGGAAAGCTATGCTGGGCAAAGTGTTTATACCGTGCAGAAGTTTACTGAGATTATTTATAGTCGGGTGCGCGGTCGCCAGATGGCGTTTAAGATAGAGTCAACCACACTGGGTACGCAGTGGCAATTGGGTATTCCTCGTTTAGATGTGCGTCCTGACGGTAGAAATTAATTATGTCTACAGGAACCACAAGAAGCCCAGCACTGCCTTTAGCGCCTGTTCAATACGACAGAGCGTACATAGATACAGTTCACAACGTCCTGCGGCAGTATTTTGCTCAGTTAGATAACCCCGGCGCATCCGCAGCGTCTACAAGCCGACCTGATGCTAATACGGTAACAGCCGCTTTGAACTTCAGTCAGGTAAATCCGACTACGGGACTACGCGAAATAAGCTGCCCGACCAGTGTGGAGTACGCCGCTGGCAAGCTGAGAACTGGGGACATCTATTACGATACAACGACTTACGCACTGAAAATAGTGCCGTAACCCCTACCCCATGTTAAACTTTGACAAATTTTTCAGGATGAGGTAACGATGAGCCTCCACGATTCAGCCAGCCAAGTACAATCCGCCGGACGCGGCGAAGACAAAGTCCTCGTTCACATGACCCCCAATGAGGTCGGTGGGTTGCAATCCCTTGCCATGGCGCATGGCGGCTCTCTTACAATTAACCCAGAAACAGGTCTGCCAGAGGCGGGCTTCTTGTCGTCGCTGCTGCCGATGGCTATTGGCTTTGGTCTGGCCCCATTTACTGGCGGTTTGTCCGCTGCTTTGATTACGGGTGCTGGGTATACGGCGGCTACTGGCAGTCTGAAAAAAGGCATCATGGCCGGTCTTGGCGCGTATGGTGGCGCAGGTCTTGGCGCGGGTTTAAGTTCTTTGGGCACTACCGCAGTGGCTCCTGCTGTTCCGGGCTTGTCCCCTACCGTGGCTGCTAATACAAGTGCTTTGGCGGGCACTAGCCCGCTGGCTAATGTTGGTTCTGTGGACATACTGGCTAACCCTCTTGCAAACGTGAATCCCGCAGCGCAGTCTATGGTATTTAACCCCACTGCAACGGCGACCGCCGCAACAACGCCCGGCATGACCTCCGCAACGCTCAACCAAACGCCGGTTTTTGATATTTCAAAATACCCAAATAAATTTTTTCCGCAAGTAACGCCTACTGCTGTTCCTACAACCACAACTACAGCAGCAACATCCCCCATAGACCCAAGGTCTGAATACTTTACGGACATCAACGCCAAAATTAAAGCATCGTCGCCTGTATCGGAAACCGCGCTACGCCCTGTAAGTTATGCTGAACAACAAGACATGTTAAGGGCAATGAGAGACAGGATTCCGCACAACATGGCAGACCCAAATTCGTTTGTAACAACAAACGTGGACTCTGTTAGCAGCGACGCTTATCGGCGCGGCTTGCTTGATAGCGGTCGGGGCGGCTTTACTCAATATGCAGATGCAGCCAAGTTAACCCCCCGCGTTTCTACTTATGTACCAAGCGACGCAACAACCAGTCAGCCGTTTGCTGGCGGTTTTCAAGGAGGCGTTACCCCATCAAACGCAGTCGATGTTTCTAAAGCGGCCAATACTACTGGGCAGACCATTAGCCGTCCGTTTTCAGACTATATGTCACAAGTAGGGCGCGGCGCTAAAACAGCGTTCTCCAGTACCGACGGTTTAAAAGCCTTGTACTCTGCGGCAGAAGCAGCAGCGCCGTACTCTGGTGTAGCGAGTTTGGGCAGTACCGCCATGAACTACATGGAAGACAAGCGCGAAAAAGCGGAAGAAGAAATGCGCAAGCGCCAAGCCGCAATGGACACCGGTATGATTCGTCCGTACGAGTTTGACTACGGTGCAACCAATGTAGCTTCAGAGCCGTATACTGGTAGCGCAGAGCGCACGTATTTCCAGCCAACATACACGGCGCTTAAACCATACAAAGCCCCCGGCCCTGAGTACAAAGCGGATGGCGGGATAACAAGTTTGGCTGTTGGCGGTCCTGTTGAAGATATGGCAGCAATGAATGCTGTTGGCGCTAATACCGGGTACCCAATGGCAAATCTGCAAACGCCTATGTACTCTAACCCTGCGGTGCAGCGCCCTGAAGCTACCAATGTGATTGCACCATCTGCCGATGCAGGTGTGGGTGCTTATAGTGGCGAAGCAAGGTTTGCGGGCGGCGGGGACACTGAAACTATTGACACTCGTGCTTTTTTTGATCCCAATACTAGCGGCATGAGCAACGAGAACTATACGCGCAGCGAACTTGCAGGCGGAAGAAGAGCGCCAATTAAAACTGCGCCAACTGCGCCAAAGTACAAATACTCGTATGACCCCAGTACGCAGCAGTTTACGCAGCCGGATGATAAAGGCGCGATATCTGGCGGTATTGCCCAACCCGCTATGCAACCAATAAGACAACCAACGTCTCCTGCACAACCGCTTATTCCTAACATCAACATCCCTGCGTACCAAACGCCAGAGCAGCAACTTGGTCTTGATGGGTTCTATGACTACATGAATCAGCAGATGGGCGGTTATGCTGGGTACGCTGCGGGCGGTGGGGTTTCACATCTGGGCGACTATTCTGATGGTGGACGTTTATTGAAAGGTCCGGGCGATGGCGTATCTGATTCTATCCCTGCTTCTATTGGTAATCGTCAGCCTGCTCGCCTTGCTGATGGGGAATTTGTGGTCCCTGCACGAATCGTTTCTGAAATTGGAAACGGAAGCACAGAAGCCGGAGCAAGAAAACTCTACGCAATGATGGACCGTGTACAGAAAGCCCGTCGTAAAACTGTTGGTAAAGACCAAGTAGCCGCAAATACGAAAGCTGACAAACTGTTACCCGCATGACAACGCTTGTTTATGCCGACTGCGATCCGTTTGCGTTTGTGGAGGAGATGAAAGTTCTTTTCCCGCTGCACTATGATGAGTTGTGTGTGACCAAAGATTTCCCGCTGGCTCCTGACTATGATGCGTATAAGCGGTTGGCAGATGCAGGGATGTTGCGTTGTATTACGGTACGTGCAGAGGAAGAAATTATTGGGTATGCGATCTTTATTGTTCAGCCCCACCTGCACTACATGACTTGTAAAACTGCGTTTGAAGATATTTATTATGTCCGCCCAGATTTTCGCAAAGGGCGTGTTGGCATCAGGCTGTTTAAGTACGCTGAAGAAGTGCTAAAGGGTATCGGGGTAAACCGTATCATCATGCACACAAAAATTCACATGGACAACTCCAAGCTGTTTGAGTACTTGGGGTACAAATGGACAGACAAACTGTTCACTAAGCTTTTGTAGAGGCCACAATGACTTACTCACGCAGACAACTTGAATATTTCGGCGAGCCGCTTGGCGAGAGCGTTACGCGGCTAAAACCCGGTGGACGCATTTATGGTGGCGGCGGCAGCGCCCCTTCCGCGCCTGAAAAGCAGACCATTGAGCAAACTAGTATCCCAGAATACGCCAAGCCGTATGTCGAACGTATGCTGGGTAAAACCGAGGCGCTGGGTAATGCGCCTTATCAAGCATATCAAGGTGAGCGAGTTGCTGGTTTCACGCCCCTACAACAGCAAGCCCAGCAGTCAGCAGCTAATTTAAGTCCCGCAAGACAGTTGGGTGTCGGCACACAGATGGCCGGACTTGCCGGATTGGGGTCCTTGGGTGCAGGTCAGCAGTACGCACAACAAGCTACGAACCCTTTCGCTATGCAGGCATACATGTCGCCGTATGTTGAAAACGCACTGGCTCCCCAGATGCGTGAAGCTGCAAGAAACTCGGCTATTCAAGGCCAGCAAAATCAAGCCCAAGCGGTACAGCAGGGTGCCTTTGGTGGCTCCCGTTCGGCTATCGTAGAAGCAGAGCGCCAGCGTAATCTGGGGCAACAGCAATCTGATATTTACGGTCGTGGTATGCAGACAGCCTTTGAACAGGCCCGTCAAGCGCAACAGTACGGCGCTGACTTAGGTCTTCGTGGATATGGCCAAGGACTGCAAGCCGCTGGTCAGTTGGGGCAATTGGGTCAGACACAGTTTAACCAGCAGCAGGGTGTTATCCAAGGCCAAGCCAGTTTAGGTCAGCAACAACAGGCTCTCGAACAACAACGTCTGGCGCAGCAATACCAAGACTTTGCAAATCAGCGTCAGCACCCGTACCAGCAGTTGTCGTTTATGTCCGATATGCTGCGCGGCTTACCCCTGTCACAATCAGCACAGACGATGTATCAAGCACCGCCATCCACAATTTCTCAGCTTGGCGGTTTGGGTCTGGCTGCGTATGGTTTGTCGCAACCACGCATAGCACAAGGCGGTTTAATTAATGAGTCGGATGCACCTGCTGGGCTGTCTGAGTTGCTGCTCTATGGCATGGAGAACGCATAATCATGTTTAACGTAAACGAACTCACCTCCCGTCTGGCGGGGATGTCTGACCAGCAGTTGCTTAAATACGCCCAGTTACATAAGGCAGACCCGTACACATTGGCGCTGGCATCTTCGGAAAGTAAGCGCCGCTCACAGATCCGTGCGGCGGGACAGCAGCAAGCTGGTCAGCAGCCTACCGTAGCAGACCAAGCAATTTCGCAGATGGGCGCACCAGCGCCGATGCCACAGCAGGCACAACTACCCGAGCAGCAAGGCATTGGCATGTTGCCCGCCCAAAACATGGCGGGTATGGCTGATGGTGGTATTGCAGGATACGGCGACTCGTACGCAGATGAGTACGCAGATGGTGGGATTGTGGCGTTTGCTGGGGAAGGTCCGAGTTTGGTAGGTCAGGGCTTTAGGCAAGATCAAATACTTCCTGCGCCTCGCGTGAGCAACGTTTTTGCAAACAGAATGGCAGAAGAATCTGCGCAGGATGTAGTTGCTGAAATTGCAAAAATGGAAAACATAATAACCACTACGCCTCCCGGACCACAGCGTCAATTTGCAGAACAGCGTTTAGCGCAGCTACGTAATAAAGCACCAGCCCCTGCACTAGAACAATTTGTTGCGCCGCCTCCCGTGGAAAGAAAACCGGGCTATGCGGTTGAAGGTAAAAAGAAAGGTGAGAACGCTAATTACCCAGCCCCAATAGACGAAGGCAATGTTTATACAGGCCGGGATACGGCTAACCCTTTCAATACAAAAACAGATGCCGGGAAAAATGCCGCCGCCAAACGCCCCGGCGCGGGGATTACCAAAGACGGAAAAGCAGGTCCCGTCGCAACAGCACCAGACTTTGTGCCATCTAAACCGGGTGACTTGACTACGGAGCTTGCACGACTTCAAAAAATGAGTCCGGGCACCAAGGCGTACGACGATTTAAACGCCAAGATTAAAAGGGGCTACGCTGATCTGGAGAAAGCCAGAGAAGAAGGCAAACCAAAAGACAAGGCATACGCTGGTTTGGAAGCACTGCTGGGTAAGGAAGAAGAGAAGGCCAAGGGCAAGGAAGCACGTAATTTCAACATGGCACTGATCAACGCCGGTCTGGCTATTGCCGGAGGCAGGTCCCAGTATGCACTTCAAAATATCGCAGAAGGTGCGCAGGTGGGTACCAAGCAGTATCAAGAAGGTTTGGAGAAACTGGAAGCGGCTGCGCTGGAACGCCGCAAACAGAGTGCTATGATTGAAGAAGCCCGCCGTGCTGAAGTCCGTGGTGATTTCAAAGAAGCCCAAGCATTCAAACAGAAAGCATTTGAAGCGGGCTTAGGTGTTGAGCAGGCAAAGATTGCTGCTATTCAGGACTTGTACAAGGTTGACCTTAAAACGGCAACCGATATTAAAACTAACCAAGACACATTGGCATCCGCAGATCAACGCGCTTTGATGCAGCAAGTAGAAGAAACTAAGCGGGCCAGAGAGAAAAACATAAACGACCGCCTTGTGGCGGGGACCTACGCCTCTGCTCGTGCGGCAGATCGCGGCGCAATTACGCCCGCTTTGATGTTGAAAGAATATAATGATCTGCTTGGGGCTAACCCACTAGCCAAAAAACAGTACCCAACTTTTGAGTCTTACATGGCGGCAATTCAACGGGCGTCGCAAGGGGGTAAAGACCCATACGCTGGTTGGGGTAATCTGCAAGTAGGGCCGGGTAAACAATAGGACTAGCTATGCCAACGTACAGCATTCAAGGGCCGGACGGTAAAACATACGCTATCGATGGGCCGCCAAATGCCACGCGAGAGCAGATCATCGGCGCTATCCAAGCGCGAATGCAACAACAACAACAACCCTCTGCCCAGCCAGAACGCACTCCCGGCATTATCGAAAGCGGTATTGCTGGAGCCAAGAAGCTTGGGTCTTCTATACGTACGGCGGTTGAAACTCCGTTTGGTGTTGAAGAAGCTGCGCAGGCTGGCCTGACTCGCGCTCGTGAATTAGAAGCAAAGACCCCGTCTGTACTAAGCCTCGATAAGGTCAAAGAGAAGTACGCAAAAGAAGGCTTCTTTCCCGCTGCGGGAGAAGTATTAAGTCAAGCGCCAAGCTTTATTGCAGAGCAGCTTCCACAACTGGGAACTGCTTTTGCTGGCGGTCGTTTGGGCGCTATTGCTGGTGCACCTCTGGGTCCCGGCGGTGCGTTGGCTGGTGGTATTGCTGGCGCTATTTTGCCTCTGGCTTTCCAAGCCTATGGTACGGGCGCTGAACGACGTGCTGCTGAAGGACTTCCACAAGATCCGGGTAAGACTGTACTGTCTGCCGCAGGCCAAGCCGGTCTGGAGTACACCGCTATGGTGGTGCCGCTAGGCGGCAAGCTGATGAGCCGCATACTGGGCATTGCAGAAAAAGAAGGTGCGCAGGCACTGGTGTCCCCCGCAGCCCGCAAGCTGGCTGAAGAACGTCTGGCAACATCAATTGCCAAAGGCACCGCCAAAGGTTTGCTGGCTGAAATCCCTACTGAAGTTGGGCAGCAGATGCTGGAGCGTTGGCAAGCCAACATGCCCCTGATGGATAATAACGCGCTGAAGGAATACAGCGAAGCCGCCTACGGCGCTGCGCTCTTTGGCGGTCCGTTTGGTGGCGTGGGCCGCAGGGCAGAAGTTGGTTTGGCAAAAGACGAAGTCACTCGCGGCGATGCGCTTGAAGCCGCAAAGAAAGCTAAAGAACTGCGTGAAGCAGAAGCGGCGGAGAAAGCCAAGCCTGAATACATACTGGGTATTGCAGACCGTCACGATGCCGCAAAGGCCGCGCTGACTGAAACACAGCAGCAACTAAAGGCGTCTAAGCCCGGCAAGGACGCAACCGAAGGCCAGCAGGATATTTATGCTGGGCTGCAACGCCAATACAAAGAGCAGATTGAAGAATTCAAACCGCTTAAAAAAGAGTATGACGGAGTAAAACTTGAGGCTCGTGCCCTGCGCACATCGCAACTACCAGAACGCCCCGCTGCTCCAGCCGAGGCAGCAGTAGAAGCTGCTGCGCCAGTTGTACAAAGTAACGTACAACAAATGATGGACCAGTATCGGAAATTGCAAACCGCTTTAACCCCGTTTGAGACGCAAATGCAGGAAGCCGCCGCCAAGGGCGACACTGCCGCGATCAACGAACTTGTACCTGCGTACCAGCAACAGCAAACACAGCTTCAGGAACTTGGCGCACAGATTGAACAGTTGGGCGGTGTAACCAAAGCCCCAGAAGTATTCGAGACTGACGTAGCAAAAGCACAGAAAGCTCTTGATAAACAGATTAAGGCCGCGCAGAAGAAACTATCCGACGCTGCTGAGACTGGCGACTTTGCTGCTATGCCGAGCTTGGCCACCAAACTGGACGAACTGAAAGCACAACAAGCCGAGCAGCAAGCAACTGCCGAACAGCAACGCCAAGCCCTGCGTATTAATGCCGTGCCTGTGGGCGACACCATTCCGATGTTCCCGGAAGAGGCAGCGCCGCAGGCGACAGAAGTTGTTAAAGAAGCTGAAGCCCCCGCCGCAGATAAGAAAACATCGGCAGCAATAGAGCAGCGCGAAAAAGTATTAGCGCAGCGTAACAAAGAGCTTTCGGAAATTGCGCAGACTACGCTGCGTGATAAAGAAGGTAAGCTGATTATTGATGCGTATAACTACCAGAAATACACACGTGCGCTACTTGAAAAAGGCCAAGAGATTGAGCAGTTGCAGAATGAACTAGCCAATCTGCAAGACCCAGACAGTAAAGCACGGCGGCTGGCAACGCGGGATATTGAAGAGCAGTCCAGCATACTAAACGCGGCTATCTGGAACAACGACACCAAGACGCTGGAGAACTTGCGTCGTGCAAGAGAAGCCGCAGACAAAGCTGCTGCCGAAGCCAGCAAATCAAAGCTGTCCCCAAGAGAGCAGGTATACGAACTGCTTAAAGGGGACATAAAAGGCGTTCTTCGTCGTGAGCGTACATACGATGTGTACGAAGCTACGGTCAACAAAGTTCGTAAAGAACTGTATGTGTACGATACGGTTGCAGAAAAAATTGCCGATTTGCGGCAGAAAATAACTAAGCCTATCGGTAACGCAAAGAGATCGTTGCTTCAGATGGCGCATGACTCACGCGTTCGTATCTCCGAGCTTAAAGAGAAGCTGGCAAGTGGTAAGTATGAAGCACGTACGACAGCCGCCATAGCCAAAGAAGAAGCCGAGTACTCTAAGATCATGGACCGCATGGAAGCGGTGAAGCGTGAAATTCGTGCGGAGATGGATAAGCTGTACGACACTACAGGCAGCTTTGCGCCTGAACGGCCAAACATACTGGCGGGATTAAATGCAAAAGACCAAACGCAAGCCACTAAACTGATTAAAAAGTTTGGTGAAGACAGTAAAGAAGTTAAGAGCTTCCTTGCCAGCAAACGCACGGCACCTGAGACCGTCGCCAAGTTAAGTGCAAAAGCGCAGGAACGTCTTAAAGAACTGATCGATGAACATGGCGACGGCAGCAAAGAAGTTCGTGCTTTTATTGCAAGCAAACTGACTTCTCGTGAAGCTAAAACTGCCCAGCGTATTAACGAAGGCGACGTACGTAAAGAAGCCGAAGCATCAGAAAGTATGCGTAAGGCAGCGCTGGAACTTGGCTACGAAGAAGATGCGTATCAGGCACTGGCAAAGAAAGCACAAAAGAAGCTTGAGGATATTCGCAAAAAACACGGCGATAACTCTTCGCAACTTAGGGCTTTCATTAAAGAAGCCGAAACCAATCTGAACGACACGGCGCTTTCGCTGGGTAAGAAGACGCCTGAATACAAAGCGTTGTTGCGTGAGCAAATGGATGTCATGCGTGAGGCTCTAGGCGCTGGCAAGCAAGAGATTAAGTCTAAGCGTACTACGCAAGCTACCCGCCGTTTGCCAAAACTAAGTACCATGACGACCGGCTCTGCTGAGAGCCAAGCTGCGTCTGCTGCGCGGCAAGCAAGGTTCAAGGCAGATCTATCCGAAGTCTCTGCTCGTGAGAAAAAGAAATCAGACATACAAACACTAGCTGAGTACGACACTGCGGAAACACTCAAGCAAATTAAGAACGATTTTAAAGATGACGCAGGTCTTGCGTTTCGCGGAGGGGAACCCTCGGCACAAGATACAAAAACAAAGACGTTGATAGTAGACATACTTTCTACTCGGCTCTCTACACAAGAAAGAGAGACACTTGCGGAGCATTACGGGGAGCCAGTTAATAGCGCGGGGTTCCTTGCCAAGGTTCGTGAAGACATTGTCAAGTTTGCCGTCAAGGGTGCGCAGTCTGTATCCGCTTCGATTCGTAACATCATTCGTAAACTGCAAGCGGCAATAGTTGGCGCTGCGATCATCCTTAACCCAAACTATATTGGCCCCGGTTATCAGGTAGCGATTCCTCAGAACGTGACTACGGTTGAGCAGGTGTTGGCCAAGGTGCCTGAATCTGTGCAATCAAAGATGTCCTCCGGTGCACAACAAGCGTACGCCAACATCATGCCCGCAATACAAGCGGACTTGAAGAAAAACAACAAACTGTTTATTTTGACCGACAAACCAAATGCTCGCGTGTTTGTGTTTGATTCTAACGGCCAGCCTATCCTTGACAAGAAGGTACTGCTCGGTTTGCAAACTGGCGACTACTACAAGGGCAACACAGACGTAAAGGCAAACCGATTTACTCCTGCCGGTTTGTTTAACATGGGCTTGCGCGATGCTACGCGCAGCAAAGGCGAAGCGGTTACTGCTGGCGACTACGACTTTGGTAAGGTCTTTGTGTTGGATAAAGCGATTGAGGGCAAGTACTCCATCACGTTGTTCCACTCCGTGTACACCAAGATGTCAGATGCGCAAGCGCGTCAGAAAGCACTGGCCAAAGATAGCGCCGAGGACTCCCGCTATTCGTTTGGTTGCATCAACGTAGACAAGGAAACGTACAAGTACCTGCTGGATAACTACGAAACGCAGATGGATGGCGCAAAGCTGTTTATCGTGCCAGACAATCCCGATGCCACTATGGACTTTGTGCGCGGCAAGGCTACTACTGCCGGGGACATCACACGCCAAGCTGCACCTGAAGTTACGCGCAAGGTCACAAAGACAGTTCCGGCAACGCCTTCTACAGCAAGCTCACGTATAGAGTTGGCCGCTAGAAAAGAAGAAGGTATTCGCCCCGGTGATTCGGGCATGGTTTTCCGTACAGGTGAAGCCTCTGACACAGTTGTTGATGCTGCTAAAGCACGGGCGCTGATTGCCACCACGCTATCTAATCTTCCCAAGGGCGTTAACCTTGTGTACTCCCCAACGCTGGCAGGCATAAAGCCGGATATTCTGGAACGCTTAGTTGCGGGCGGTTACGAAGAAGGCACTTCGTTTAAGGGTGTGGTGTTGTCTGACGGCACTATCGTTGTGGTGGGCGACCAGCACAGTAGCGTTGCTGATTTAGAAGCAACGCTGTTCCACGAAATGATTGGCCACTACGGCGTTGATACCGTGATCGGCATGGATAGGTTGCAGCAGTACGCAAACAAAACCGATGTAATTAAGCTGGCCGAAACACTGGGTGGTGAGCCGTTGGTACGTGAGGCTGTTGCTGCGGCAGCATTTGCTAAGAAGCAGGAGTTTTCTCCTGAAGTGCAGAAGTTGCAAGCCCTGCGCGAGATCATTGCGTATACAGCAGAAAAGCGTATTACGGAAAACTTTCGTCAAAAAGCCAGCCGTTGGTTAAAAGAGTTTGTTGGCATGATGCGCGCTTCGTTGCGCCAGATGGGTTTTGAGAATGCGGCCAGACTGTCTACGTCTGATGTGTACTATGCAATCAAGCTGGCCAACAAAGCATTTAATGATCGTACTGTCGGTCCTTATCGGGCAGCAGGCGGTGTGATGGCTTTCCGTAGTAAACGTGATGGGAGTCGCTACGGCGGTTCTTTTGTTGGTAGCCAGAAAGGTGTCGTCGATAATCTTCGTAGCAACTTCCTTGGTCTGTCTGGCCGTGTGCAGTTTGTTGACCAATACGCGGCGCTTGATGCGGCTATTAAAAAAGGTCTGGACGCTGGCGTTGTGTCCGACTTGGAAGCCGAGCAGGCTGGTTACTACCTGCGCTTCGGCCAGCAGGCTAATGCTTTTGCTACACAGGCGCTGACTAACGGCCCACTGGCACTGGTTAAGCAAGTAACCAAGCGTGGTATGGAGTTTGTTTATAAGAGCGCACCCGGTGCCAGCATGGTGAAGGTGGCTCAGGCGTTGGAGAAGTCAGGCATTAAGAACAGCACCGAGTTGGAACATATGTTTACCATCTACACGGCAGGTAAACGCGCCAAACAGGTGGGCTGGAACAAACTGAACTTTGATAACCCCGCCTCTGTTGAGCAGGACTACAACAGGCTGATGGAAGAGTTGAAGGGCAACGACAAAGCCCGCGCTGCGTTTGAAGACGCGGCTAAGATTTACAAAGAGTACAACAACGGCTTGGTTGATTTTGCTGCGCAGACAGGCTATCTGTCTCAACAGAAAGCAGCAGAGTTGAAGGCAACGGACTACGTACCGTTCTATCGTGTGCAGGGTGGTGAGTTGCAGTTGATGGTGGACAAAGAGCGCCCCATCCGTATTGCCAACATGAAAGACGAGCCGATGTTGCACGAGCTTGTTGGCGACAACTCACAGATTCTTCCGATCTTTACAAGCTCGGCGCAGAACGCGTTTGTTCTGACACGCATGGGGTTGCGTAACCAGATGATGAAAGACAACGTGATGTTGCTTGGCCGTCTGGGTATTGCAAGTAAGATTGGCAAAGGCGCTGGACCGCAAGGTCCGAATACGGTTCGCTACAAGGTTAAGGGTGAAGATAACTTTGCCGTCATCGACTCAGACATGTACGGCATCCCGGCAGAGTTGATCGTTAAGGGTATGGAAGGTATTAAGACAACCATCCCAATGGCGATCAAAGTCATGGGTATGCCCGCAAACGTTTTGAGAAAGTTTATTACTCGCAACCCAGCCTACGCGGTGCGTCAGGCTATCCGTGATCCACTGACCGCTTGGTTTACTACGGGTACAGACGGCGTCCCGGTTCTTAATTCGTTTGTTGAACTAAGCAAGATGGTGGCCGGACGCAGCAAAGAAGAAATTGAGTTGATGCAGGGTGGCGCTATCTCCAGCAACGTCATGACAGGCGACGAGCAGGACATGGCCAAAGCTATGCGTGATATGAGTCTTGGTCGTTCGGGCTGGACTAAGCTGATGATGAAGGCCGATGCGCTGGCCATGCAAGGCGATGCTGCAACCCGTGCTGTGATCTACAAGGACTCGCTGGCCAAGGGTATGTCTGAGATGCAGGCGTTTATGCGTACACTGGAGTCGATGAACTTTAGTCGTCGCGGTTTGTCGCCTTCGATGCAGATGATGTCCACAGTCATCCCGTTCTTCAACGCGCAGATCCAAGGTCTGGATGTGTTGTACCGGGCGTTCACAGGCAAGATGCCGTACAGCGAACAACTGAAGATTCGTCAGAAGCTCTATACCCGTGGTTTGCTGTTGGCTGCGGGCACACTGGCCTACGCTGCGGCGATGGAGGACGACGAGGCATACAAACGCGCCAAGCCTGAAGAGCGTCTGGGTAACTGGTTTGTGTACACGCCGTTCTCTGATGAGCCAATGCGGATACCTATCCCGTTTGAATTGGGCTATCTGTTCAAGGCGTTGCCAGAAGCGGTGTTCAACACTGCCGCGCAGGACGAACGTGCAAGCGATATCACCAAGGGTATGGGCAAGCTGCTTGGCATGTCCAACCCATTTGCATTGCCAGCGGCAATCAAGCCTGCAACCGAAGTTATCCTTGGCCGCTCGTTCTTTGGTGGTGACATTGAGTCCAAGCGTGAGTTGACCACCATGATGCCGGGCGAGCGTTCGAGAGATACGACCACTGAGATTGCCAAAATGTTGGGTAGCGTCACCGGTAATTTTGGTTTGACTCCAATCAAGATTGACTACCTGATTCGTGGTTACACCGGTGGTCTGGGTGTGGCGATTGCCTCACTGGCTAATCCTATCCTGAACACGGAAGCCAGCGCCGTTGAGAAGCCCACTATGAAGACCAGCAAGATGCCGTTCATCGGCGGGTTGTTCCAGCCGGTTGAAGGTAGAGGAACGCTTGATGCTGCGTACGAACGCATACTGGAGATTCAACAGGTGCAAGGTACTTACAACAGCTTGTTGGAGGAAGGTAAAGATAAAGAGGCCGATGCCTTACTGAACAAGTATGAAAACAAACTTGCTAGTGCTCAATTCTCAGGGCGGGTTCGAGAGCAGCTTGGTAAGCTGGCCACCATGCGCCGCAACATAATTGCCGCCGACCTTACCCGCGCAGAAAAAGACGAAATGCTAAAAGATATTGATGAGCAGCAAGTCTTGATTGCGCGAGAGTTCTTATCCTTTACAGGTGAAACCAGACCCCAGTAAGGCCGTTCTTTACCCCCACGCTGGCCTTGGCGTGGAAGATGCGGTGGACTAAAGCCTTACGGAGGCCGTCTTGTATGACGGCCTCCGGGTCCAGACAAGGAACAAAGAACCCCTGCCCACGCTTAAGCTGCGACCAAGGGTACGTTACTCGCAAAGTCTTCTTCATCAGATCGGCGGCTTATCTTTATAACGGACACACGCATCGGTGGTCCTTTGGTTTTGGCGGTCATGTCTTTCTTGGGCATGTACGACACCATGAACTGCTCCTCCAGATACTTCTTAAAGTCGGCGTAGCCGAAGCTCATGGTGGAGCAGAACGCTTTTAATAATCGCTCCTCGATGTAGTAGTCCGTAAACCCGACAGTTGCGCCATGCTCAATGCGCCCCATGATCTTGGTTCGGGTTGTAGACGCATCAATCGCCCCACCGTTGCCAAGCTCTGCCAGCACACCTTCAGTTGAGTTAAACTTCACGATGATAAAGTTGCCGTAGTACTCCTGAGTAAACGAGTTCAGGACATCTTCAGCAGAGCGTGTGCCGGTGTTGATGGCATTACGCATGTACCGCACGGCGTTGCCAAACGTATCCAACACAGGCTGCATCGGGATGTTGATTGCACCACAGTGCTCATCAGAAAACAGAATACCTGCGGCAACCGCTGCGCCAATACCTGCCATCCAGAAACGCTCATCATTGGTAGCACGGTACTCACCGTACATACGGCGCACTACTTGCGGAACCAACTCTTTAAGCTTGTCCACATTCTTGACCATATAGTCAACGAGCATGTGCCCTGCGACCGCGTAATTATCCGCCAACGATTTAATGATCTCAATCTCATGTGGTTCCCATGTAAGTACATCGTTCATTGCAAACTCAAGCAAGCGCCGCAGTTCGCCTTCTGCTGAGTGGGACTGTGCGCCTGTGAAGTAGTCTACTGTGTACGTATTGGACGACATGATGGCATTACCCATCCACGTAGACAGATTCATACGCTCCTTGTTGGAGCCAGACTCCATACGCTCCTTACCCCGTCCATTGGTCATGTCCAGTATGAACTCGGAGAACCACCCAAAGTCTTTCCGGTTCTTCGCTGTGATCTCATCCGTTATCAGGGGAATGCTGTGCAGTAACCCAAGGCGCTGCTGCATAGCCACAGGAGACGTACCTTTACTGGTACGGTAATGCACTGGGTGACCCCAGACAGAAGCCGCAGCGTCCAGCGCCAATGATTTACCTGTACCTGAATTGGTTGAGCCGCAGTGGAACGTCATGCCGTAAATGCCTGTGAAGCGCATAAGCGGAGCGCCAGCACCTGCCAGCATGATGCACACGTGCTGCCACATTTTCTTCTGGATGAACAGGTTGATGACCGCCCGCCACTGCTCGATTGAGCCGGTGGGTTTGGTGTTGGCAATGATGTTCTCCAGCCCTTCCATGGGCACGTCGATCTGACCAGTGGGTGTGTAGATTTTCCCAGCAAAGACGAACGTGTCATCCGCTTGCCAGCCGTAGCTGGTGGGCACACTGACTGTGCGCTTCTCAACGCTTACCTTCTCCACACAGGCACGGACGTAGTCGTACAGGTTCTTGTCGTTACCTGATCCGAAAGACGCCAGAATGTTTTGGTTGGCAAGGTGCTTCATGGTCTCGTCTTTACTGACAACGCTCTTCTGGGGGATGGTGATGGTGCTTGGGTTGCCGTTCCTGATTGCCATCATGTGTACCGTGTGTTCGCCCCCGGAGTTCAGAATGTCCACAGGGAACAAGTCGTAGGGGATGAGCATAATCTGGCGCTTGATCTTGTTGCCCTCGGCATCCTCATCGTCCTTCTCAATGAACACACCGCCCTGCTTGCCGTAGGCGTAACCCTTGGGCGGTTCAGGACGCAGCACCTTGCGGGCATACTGCTCGTTCTCCACCTGCACATCAATCTCTTTGGGCGCTACCTCAACGGCATACTCGCGCCCCAGTGCCAGCGGGTTGGTGATCTTGCCCCAGTGTGTACAGGATGTACATACGCCGGGGTTCTCGCTGTCGAGTTTGGTACAGGGGTACGGACCCTTGATCTCCCGCAGCTTGGTGTTCATCCGGTCTTCGTCGTACGGGTGCATCTGGGAGAGCCAGATAACCGCCTTGGGTGCTTCCTCGCACTTCTGCGCTATCGACAACAACCCACGCCACAGCGGCTCCATGCCATCCTGCTCGGCATTCTCCATGTAGTGTGCAAGTTGACCGCAGCCTGTGCCCTGCTTGGTACGCTCGACGATCTTGCGAAACTTAGTCACCGAGTTCTCGAACAGCTTGACGCTGGTGCCGGTTGCTTCAGTGGTTGTGGGCAGCGTCGGGCGTTGACCGGGAAGCTCGACCACGTTGGCCGGGGGTGTGGGCTTGGACTCGTAGGGTGTGCCAGCCAGATGCTTATTGACCAGCGCCTTGATGTCCTCAACGTCGAACAAGTCCCCCTCGTTCATGAAGCGAACATTGGTGACACCCCTGACCTTTTTGCCGCTTTTGACCCCGTTATTGATTGTGTCCGGTACCCGCAGGATACGTGAGGCATCGCCCGTCACAGTCGCGTCAATAGCCAGCTTCTTGGAGAAGCACAGCCGCTTAAACTGCTCGGCCACCGGCTTCCACTTCGACTTGGACAACGCTTCTTTCAACGGCCAGTATGCGTGTACCCCACCGCCCGAATGGACGAACCAAGGCTGGCCAAGACCTGACAGTCCGACCTCATCAATGAACGCCATGATGGCTTCGAACCCAGCCTTGGGGGACGGGTAGCCCTTCTGTTTTATTACACCGCTTGCATCCGGCAAATCTAGCGGGTGGTTACAGTCCACATCAATAGCGATGCACTTGACCATCTCCACATTGGGCGCTGTCCTGTCGTCGGGCTTTTTAAATGTGCCCAGTGCAAAGTACGTGTCGTATCCATTCAGCTTGTAGCTTTCAAGCGTTTGCTCAAGTTCCTCCAGTGTTTCTTTATAAACATGCTCTTTGTACTTCGATGTCAGTTCCGCCACGCAGTAATACCCGTTACCCGGTGGTGGGAGAACCGCCGCCATGAAATCAAGCGGGTTCATAGGTATCCTTTATTGTTTTAATCGAACAGCGGAAGCTGGTCAGGCGCGGCTTTGTAGTCGGTCATGTTGATTCGTGCATCTTCTACATACGAAGCTAAACGACGAATGACTTCTTTTTGAAAGGCGAGGGGCATACCTGTGTCTGGTTCAAACATCAAGAGCGATGCGGACACCAGTTCTTTGTCGGTCAAGGCTTGAGGTTGTATTCTTTGCATATTCTTCTCCATGCTTCATCAGCGGTTTTGGATGCTTGCATAATCTTTAGCATTAGCTCAACACGATCTTGGTAGCCGACAAACACTTCGGTCTTACCCATCATCCAGTTGTAAACAGTCTGTCGTGTCACGCCAAGCACGTATGCAATCTTGGTCACAGGAAATTCTAAATAGATAGCCCAGCGCCCAAGCTGGTTGCCCGGACTTTTAGGCGCTGCTGCAACGGCATCTATAATTTTTTGAGAGTAGGCCATTGGATTTTATGTGTGGTTAAAAGTGCGGGGTCACTGAGTAATGAAATGAAACTTTCCGAAAGGATACCCAGCCCCCGCTGCCGGTGTTATTAGCGCCACCTCCGGCTGGGCTTTTCTTTAATTACTCGTCGTCCCAGTCAGCCACGATGTCGGCCAGCTTGCCCTTCTTCTCAGGCACACCAGACGGCTTTGATGATTCCTTGCGAACTTCTGGCTCGGACTCGTCTTCGTCAACGATTTCGGCTTTCTTCTTGGTGGTCTTTGCCTTGGGTGCTGGTGCTTCCTCTTCGGCTTCAACCGCAGGCGCTTTACCCGGCAGTGCAGGAGCACTCTTGACGCCATCCGACTGAGCAACAGTCATCACAACAGCACGGCTTGCATCGGTGCTGTCAGCTTGCGTCTTGACCACGGCGTACTCATCATTGGTCAACCAACGAACCGGGGTAAAGAACAGCTTGGGCGACTCCGCTTTGGTATCGAACTTCATGCGGGTAACGATCTGCTCTGGGTTGATCGGTGGGTTGGACAAGGCCAGATGACGCGCAAATGCCTGAAGCGGGCGCTTGTCGCCGTCTTCCTTACCGAACACCGATGTCGCTGGCAACGTCAACTGCATGACATCACCACCGGGATTGTTCTCCAACACCACAGCCAGACGCTGCTGATAACGGCAAGCGCGGCTATTACCCTGACCCGAACCGGCTTGGTTCTGTGGGCACGACAAGCAGGTCTGCGCTTGTCTGTTTCTCGCACCTGCATCAGGCTTCTCACCATCGTTAGACCAGCAGTCAGGCGCAGCAGCGGCAGCATCCTTATCGTATGCACCAGCGTAAAAAATACGGCTGACCTTGGGTGCGGCCTTGACGATAATCACATCGAGGTGACGGTCTTCGATAGCAGCAATTTCTTTACCGCCCGACACCAGACGGAACACGCCGCCTTTGATCGAGATGCGCTTGACGCTACCACCAGTGCCACCACCGGTAAGAGCCAGTGCGGTTTCAGACAGTTCGTTGTTACGTGCGAAGTCGGGTACTTGTGCGGGATTGAATACAGTTAGATCGGACATATGAGTTCTCACTTAGTAGGTTTAGTCACACGAACTTCGAAGTCCGTGTATGCGTTTAATCCGGGTGGTACAAGCGCCGGATTTTCTTCAAGGAACCGCGCCATATTGGTTTGCGCAATCCGTTTCTCCAACAGGTCTACGACATCGTGCTCGATGATGAACTTCTTAAACGAGTCCCAGTCCTGTGTGTTGTAACGGGTTTTGTTTACCAATGACACGGTACCGAAGGTGGTGTTGACCGACTTGACGCCAAGCGCCTTCATCTGGTCTTTCATTGCGAAACGAAGTTCGTCTTGCTGCGCTTTGAGTGCTTCCAACTTAGTGTCGTACTCTTGCGTCAGCGTGTCGATCTCCATCTTGATCTTGCGATAAATTTTCGCAAGCTTGTCCAGCGGAATGATGGTTTCATTCATTTGCTTCTCCTATTATTTTGTCTAGCGTTTGACAGATTACCTAAAACCAGTTTCGTTTGCAACCCCCTTTCACGTTTTTATTTCAGCGTTGAACATCTGCGTTAGCAGACTGTTATCTGTGACCTTGCCCTCCAGCGCCTTGAACATACGTTTCTCAATAGGGCTTCCCTGAATGTGGATAACGGTGACCTTGTCAGAGTCCTGCCCCTTGCGGTCAGCCCGTGCAATACACTGGATATATTGTTCAACAGACATCAACGGACCGAAGAACACCACCGTATCCGCAGCAGTCAAGGTGATACCGTGTGCAGTTGCTTGAGGCTGCATGACAAGTACTCGTGGGTCTTTCTCTGTCTGGAAACGTCGAATAATGTCTGCGCGTTTGGGCGGTGTGATGTCACCGTGGATGACCTCGGCACTGATGTTTCTTTTGAGCAAGTGCGTGTGTATGGCACTGATGGTGCTGCGAAACAAAGCGAAGATGATGACCTTGCGTGAAGTCTCTTCCAGTATTTCCTCCAGCACTGAGAGGCGTGGGGCAGCATCGAACTCAATGACTTCCTTATCATCTGTGTACGCTGCGCCGCATGATATTTGCAATAGCTTAGATACCCCGGCAGCGGCATTCACAGCAGTGATGGTCTCACCTGCTGCTTGCACCATCATGCGTTCTTTCAACAGGTTGTAGTACTTGGCTTGCTGTGGTGTCAGCGGTACCTCTCGCGTCATGGTGAGTACTGGGGGCAAATCAAGGCACTGCTCTTTGGTAAAGCGTATGGCGGGCTGCAAGGCTTCATGAACATCCTCCGCTGCGCTGGCTTTCGGCACCCACTTGAACTGCGTGACTTTGTTCATGACCTTATCGCGCCAGCCTGTGAAGAACTTAGGCACACCATCAGGGTTGACTAACCTAGCTAACCCATACGCATCCGCAGGTGACTGCGATGCTGGCGTACCCGTCATCATCCACAGGTGGGTGTTGGGTCCGACTACAGCCTTCAACGCCTTCCAACGCTTGGTGGTCATGGTCTTGTATGCGTTGGCTTCATCGACGATAACAAGATCAAAGCGTCCGTCATTGATAACCTCGTCAGCAATCAAGTTTAGTCCATCGTAGTTGGCAATAACAAAGTCGTAGTCTTGCTGAACCATTTCGATACGGCGACCAGCCTGCGCGTGGTGCGCGATAATCGCGGAGCGATGAATGATGCTGTTGTTCAAGTCACCTAGCCATGCTGACTGCATAATAGAGAGCGGGCACAAAATGAGACAGCGCCGCACATCCCCACGTTGCATCAAGTAGTCCGCTGCCCATAGAGCCGAAAGAGTCTTGCCAGTTCCCGGCTCCGAAAACACGAACGCTTTCTTATGCATAGTGAGAAACGCTGCCGTTTCAATCTGGTGCGCCATCGGTGTGTACTTACCCGGCCAGTTATACCGCCTAGTGATAGGCGAAGGAACGTCTTTGACGCCAAGGTTCTTGAGAACCCGCGCTTCATCAAGCCCCCAATAAACTGCAATCTCCGCTGTACCATCTGCGCTCCTGTTAAGTACTTTATGTTTAGGAATTACCCGATACTTGTCTGGGTTGCGAGTGCGAAATAGCAACGCTTTGTTATCGACGATTTGCATTTACTTCCCCTATTTATTATCACTTCTATTTGCTGACTTGCTGCGAACTCTGAGGTTGCTCTTTGTTGTTGTGCCGCCTGAACGCAGCGGCTTCTTGTGGTCTACATCTTTGCCGTCACCCTTAGTAACAGCGCCGGTCTTCTCCATCATGCGCCTAGCTTTGACTCGCTCGGCACGGTTTTTAACTTGCTCCGGGTTGCCGTGGTAGTTGTCGTACTCGGACTTGTAGTTGCGTGTCATTTTATTTCTCCAAAGAAGGCTTTTGTTGGGGGAGTGGCAACCCATGAATTGTGCGCGGGTATGTATAGAAGTACTACGTCTAACACGCCATCCACATAAACATTAATTCGCTTTATGTTTTCATCTATCGCAAAAAAAGAATCTGCGGTTTTTTGTATGTGGGGGGTTTGGCCTTCTGATAAGTGTAGAGAGCCAGTGCCACTATTAAATTCAACAGAGAGATACTCTACTTCGCAGCCACAATCAAACATAATTAACTCCTTGGATGGTTGGCACAGGTGGTTACAGGACACCACGGGCATAGTGGAGAAGGTCTTGGGTTCCATACGCCTGTTGCATGAGCCTGCTCGATACGAGCGATGCGCTCTCTGTAATCCCACCACGCTGGTTCTGCTTCGTCCACGGTCATACTCAGCTTGACCATGTCATTCTTCACTACGAACAACAGCGCAGCATTCACTTTGCGAATGTGCGGGAAGTGCGCAAACACCATCATGGCCATGAGCTTTAACTGTTCACGGTCTGGGTATTTGTTGTTGCCTGTCTTGTAGTCCACAATCCAAGCTGTTAGGTTGTCGTCATCAATAATCAACAGGTCTGCGATACCCCTGACCCACACAGCCTCATCCTTCCAGCCACATGGGTTCAAGTCAATGGTCAGCGCCATCTGGTGTTCGCATAGCTTCCTGCCCGGCTTGGCCACCAGTGCATCGAGCGTGTCCTTGACGAAGGCGAACTGCTCTGGGATGGGGGTACCATCCCGCACGTAGTCCTCTGCTGCCTTGTGAAGTTCGGTGCCGTACTTGGTGGCCTCTGTCTCTTTGAACTGGTAGTTCTTCAAGACACGAACTTCTTGGTAACGCTTGGCACAGCCCTCGTAATCCTTCAAGGCACTGTGCGACCAGACGACTTTATTTTTCATCGGTATCTCTCAATGGTTCTTGGCAACGAATAACCGCGAGTCCTGCATGACCCATGTACCCACCGCAGACGGATGACCAGCTTTGCGTGAAGCAGGAAACCTCGCCCTTGTGCGGGCAGTCTTTAGCGTGTAATGGGAAAGCCCCCTCGGTGCTGTTGGGGTACGGCTTAATTGCAACCGCCCTGTACGTTTCCATTCTTATTTTTTTAGCTTCTTCATCGTAGTAAATTTCGGTAATCATTCAAACCTCGCAGAGTCAATGGCTTCTGACAGCCGGTGTGCAAACTCGGTAACGAACTTCTCATTGCGGTTAAGTCGATGCTCATCCATGTCGTACAGAATGGCATGTACCAACTCATGCCAGAACGAATCGTTCATTTCTTTTTTTGAGTACCGTCTACCAGTGACGCTGCTCTTCTTGCCAAGCTCAATACGGTTGCGGTCGTAATGCACCCGCGCCATGTCACCGCTTTGCAGCATCGTCTCCAGTATGTCAACGGTATACATCTTCTTACCTACCCTGATCTTGCGTGGTAACTCTAACTTCTGCTTTCTAGTTTTATCCAATTGCTTCTCCTTTAGTTCTTAGTCATGCCATACCGCTTGTGTGTACCACCATCTGCTGATAACGGAATCCCTCGCATGTATGAAGGCTCCATAGTCATCTGCGCCAAAACCCATTCTAGGGCTTCAGCGGCTTCGTTTTCCGGCACCATGGTGATCTGTTCATCGTGAACGGTGCCAACCACAGGGTATCTTTTAGCTACCCGCAGCATCCCATCAGTCATCACAATACGTGCCAATGCCTGAGTAACATTGTTTGTTACTTTACCTGCGTACAACTTGGTAGCGTCTGGCCCGTATACCCACTGGCTCCTACCTGTATCGTCTGGTTCAATGCGTAAGTTTGGATAAAGCAGTTTCATTCCGTTGGGCAATTCGATCTCGCCCTTGCGGAAGATTAGACATTTATACACGAACTCCTCGCCACCGTAAAGACTGCGCTCGATCAAGCCTGTACACATTTCCCAAAAGGAAACAACTGGGTAGGCGGTCTTGCGGTAGATGTCGATGATGCGCTTGGCTGCGATGGCATGGAACACCAACTCCTTTAAGCTACAGGTGTGGGGTATGTCCCGCAGCTTCGCCTCGGTATCCCGCCAACTTAAAAACTCCTCCGCAAGTTTCTGGTTAGCCCCCAACTGTCTGGCAAATGTCGCCTCGTACCGCACAGGTGGTGCCCCCAGAAAGCCGGTCAGCAACTGCGATGCGAACGATGCCCACCCAAGCCCATACCCACAGCCAAGCAACGCTGACTTGGCGCTCTGCCGTAGCTCTGGGTGGCTGTCCTTGGTTAGGTCAGGGATACGAAACATCTGTGCACCGAAGGCAGCATAAGGGTCTACCCCGGCACGGAAGATGTTCAGCATATCCTCGTAGTCAGTAAGCCACGCCAACACCCTTGGCTCGATCTGAGACAAGTCACCCACCACCAACGCATACCCATCAGGAGCCATGATCGCCTTGCGCAGGAAGCTGCCACGCTTTAAGTTCTGCATGTTGATCGCGCTCCCCTTGGCTGCTGTCCACCGCCCAGTAGTCGCACCGTAGTAGGCAAGCGGTACAGGTAGTGGACCACGGCTTGAGATGTCTAAGAATCTTTGCGCTCGTGTGCGCTCAGTTGTAGATTTAACTCGCAGTCGTGCTTCGCATAAGAGTCGGACATCTTCTTTGTCGCTGTGCAGTAGTGCTTGGAACATAGCGTCATTCTTAGCAAGTGCCAGTGTCTGCTTACCTGTCGTCTTGCTCTTCTTATATGGAACTGCGCATCCCAGCGAAGCCAAAACATCTGCGAATTTAGGGTTGCTTGCCAGCGTTGCATCGTCCACATTAAGTCTTGCCAAAAGTTCTTCACGTGTTGTCCTTTCTTCTTCAATGGCTTGGAACAGCATCTGCTCATCGAGCACCAAGCGTGGTTGGGTATACATCTTCAGTGTCATGTCGATTAAACGTAGCTCGGACGCAGGGTAGCCATCGACCAGACGCTTAAAGATTTCTTCACACAAGTACACATCATGGCGGCAGTAGTCCGCCAACTCCTGCTCAACGTGGAACGGTAGCTCGTCAAGGTAGTTCTCTGACGAAGCCAGCCCCTGCCCCTTGGCCTCAAGACCGAAGTCCTCTGCCATCTTCTTCAAGCTGTTGCCAGCCTCGACACCACGCACAGCCCTGCCCATGGACAGCGTGTCGAAGACAAAGGCAGGATGACAGCCGTATACCCACGCCAGTATGGACACATCGAACAGCGCGTTCTGAGCGATGACTGCGGTCTTGCTCCAGTCAATATCTTTTGCCCATGCTGCGATGTCACGGCCTCTTATCCATGTGGCAGGTAGGGGGTCACCGTAGTCCTTCCAACACAAGCCCCATGCTTTAAAGCGTGGATCACGCAAGTACTCCTCATTCGTCTGACACGAGAACCCCAGCTTGACTCCCCTACCCCACGCCGTCTCGTAGTCCAGAACGATGATTCGTTCGTATGGTTTACTCAATTGTTTTTCTCCTTATACTCTTTTAGATTACTTTGTTTAGGCCACGGCAAAGAACCCTGCCTTCTTCTTGAAAACTCACTCATTGACTCACACAAAAATAAGTTTGAGGGGCTGTTGTCCAAACCGTCATTATTTATGTGTATTACAACCTCCCCCCTATTTAGCATTCTTCCAATCTGCTTGGCGCAGACCAGTCGATGTTGAGCCGTGTACTTACTCACGTACCCTTCTCGCTTTCCAATCAAGACAAAATTATGGTTGGTTGCCTGTTGCAAATGTACGCCGCCTTTGAAGTTGTGAGCATTTGCCCCGGAGAAAAACTTTGAAGAGCATTTCATGGAACACGTTCTTTGCGTAGCGTCGTGTTTTATACTCCGAGGATAAAACATAGTGCCACAATAAACACATGGCTTTTCTTCAAATTTACGTGCGCCTTCTACATAACATTTTTTAGAGCAATATAGCCTCCACCCATCGCCACGGGTAGCGGTTGATGATCGCGTTGCAGTAAACATACTGCCGCAGTTTTCGCACTCTTTATCAATAGGTTGAACGCAGTTCTCTAAAAAGCATTTCCTACTGCAAAACTTGCGGGCAGCGCCGTGGTCAGGTCGTGCCATAAACTCGTCATTGCAGTTGACGCATTTGTACTCAACCCTGTCAAGCAACCCACTCTTGTTACGGCAGGTGATTGTGCAAAAACGAGACTTGTTTGCCCTACTGTTTGGGCATTTGTATTCTTTTTTGCAGTACTCACATTGTTTACTTACAGGTGGCCCGTAAGTCATTTGCTTCTCCTTTGTTTAATTAAATTTCTCTTTTGATGGTGCATCCATCGTATTTAAAAACATAAAGTAATCTTCGATGGACTTGATTAAGTTATGCGCTTCCATGTCCGTTGCATTCAACGATATAACTTCATGCACTGGACTCTTTGGAATAGAGATGATGACTACCCCCTGCGCTGCATCCTTACCGTAGCATCTTGAAAGTGACTCAATTACTCCACGAAAATGTTCCTTCTCCTTTTCGCTCATTGAATCTATTTGCTTGGCAAAAGCTCTTGTATCAGACATGTCAATAACCTCCTTAGTTCGTCAGTGTTGTCTTCACGGGCAACGAAAGTAAACCCCCCTGCTTCTATGATTCTTTCAATCTCGCGTTCTTGTAAAGCCGTAAGCTGCCCCTTCCCTGCCTTGCACTCGATGGCCACGAACAGTCCCATGAAGCACCCGATTATGTCAGGCACTCCAGAGCGCCCGTACCCATGCGTAGCAGGGAAGAAGTAGTAGATACGAAGCCCATCAAGCAGCTTCTTTACTTGTTTTTTAACGGCGTTTTCTTTTGTCGCAGCCATTTTTCTCCTTTAATAAGTGCGCCCCATGTTCGCCATCTCCACCATGCAAGTTCTTTAGACAGCCCCAAATAATTTGCGCATTCAACAAGCGTTCCGGAAAAGTTGGGGCCTTTGTATATGTATGTGCTGGATTTGTTGCGTTGTTGCTCACTAGCCAATGCCCACACGCAATTACTAGGTTTGTATCCTTGGTTATTGTTTAGACGTTCAAGACTGTGTTTTGGTGTCGGCCTATCCCCCATATCTATAATAAAATTTTCGTACTTTAACCAACGCTTGCACACCGTAATACCCCTTGCGCCGTAATACTTATAGTGCTGTGATGTGGGGTTATTGCATCGGGTCAGCATGGTTCGCCATACGTAGTGCTCTGGTTTTTCCATACCGCCCGAATACGCGCCGTGTTTAGTACGTCCTGCCAGCCAAATCGCTCTTTGTTCGGGTGTCATATTGCACTCCATTATTTGATTCAGGAGTTATCATACTACACTTTTTTATTCGGGCGTCATTGATCTCTGTCTTTGAATATGGACTCAAGCTCCGCTTCTCCAAGCAACGCAGGCATATCCAACGGTTTATCCGGCCTGTCTTCCGTGTTATCCCCCCGACTATGTCCCGTGTCATCTGGCACCCCGTACAAAACTTTTCCGCCATTGTTTTTCCTTAGTTGTTGAACTTCTTCTAGTTCATCTTCCGACATGTACTGCTCAAGCGTGTAGAACCGATCCTCGCAGTTAGCGCACTTACGCTTTCTTACCACCATGTTATCGACACGCCTTGTGTCGTACGTGTGGATTTTTGTGCTGTCACACGCGGGGCACTTCATAACTTATGTCCTTTCAATTTTCTGCATAGCTCACGCTGCTCATGGTTAAAGTCCGGACTGATCTCTGACACACCGCAAGGTAGTTTCGTGGGCTGCGTCAGCGCCCGATGTCCCCAGTACACAGAGAACAACGCAACGCATACATAAAAGCCCACGGCTACTGCGACATACCACTTCATTCTGTCTTCCCCTTTATCAAGTCAACCATTTCTAAGTAAGCAGACCTGCTGCTGTCGTGTGTGTTAGCCGTGACCATTTCATGTGCCACTTTGGATAGCACTGAATACTTGCGCAGTGCAGCGGCTGCTTCAGTATCCATCTCGCTTCGGGCGTTGTCCTCAATATAGTCGGCCAGTTCTCTCAGCGTGGGTTTCTTTCGTATGTTCACCAGATAGCCCTCCCGTGTGTTTCTTCTGTGGGTTTAACTTCTTTCTCCTTGGCCTTGGTCACAAGTTTCCATTCCGGCTGTATAAACTTCTCTGCCTCATGCCGATCATGGAACTTGCGAAACAATGCCCCCTCGTCATCGTAGACCCAGAAGCGCATCATGCCTCTCCCACCATGGCCTTGATGCGTTTGTACAGCGCCATGACTTGCGAGAAAGAAAGTGTTGATAGTAGTTGCTCTGGGTCAAAGGCAGGGGCTGGCTCTGTGCGTCTGGTTATCGTCACCACCTTCTTGGCCACAGTATCCTGCGTCTCCAGCGCGGCAATGCCAGCGTTAGGCTTCTTGGTTGCAGGGACAGCGACTTTCTTCTTGGCCTTTGTCTTCGTGCTTGCCTTGATCGGCGTGTACTCCGTTTGCAGTGCGGTGTAGCGCCCGTTGTCATCCCTTGCGACCATGCCGCAGTTAAGCATCTGCGTAAGCAGGGAACCTATAGAGGCTTGGTTGAACCCGCGGTTAGACAGCATACGGGCGATGTCTTTGTGTTGCAGTCGTGGGTTATCTCTTACGGCATTGAACGTCTCACGGCTGACGTTGTTGGTGGGCTTGAATGCATGGGGCAGCGCGGGTCTTGCGTCTTCCCGTGGGTCATCCTTCGCCCAAGCGTTGACGATATGCTTGATGTCTTCTGGTGTAGTTGTACGTGTTTGCATTTGCTTCTCCTGTTCAGTTTTTTTGGCTAGTGCGATTTGTAATGCAGTGGCTAAGTTGGACATGATTACCTCAACATAAGTGACATACCGAGTACGTAAGTAAGGATGCCGCCCGCTATTAAAACGAGTATCTGCCACCGTGTTTTAGCGGATGCTGCGGGTCTCCACGTACCACCAAGTAATGCGTCTTGCAGTGCGATCTCATCTTCGTCCTGCGCTGGGCGCGGTGGTTCGTAGTACACGCCGATCTTGATCTTGCCTGTGTCGTATGGCGTGACGCGTGTGTTCTCCTGCTTGTCTAAGGTTCTGTCGTGCATAGTCCCTCCAGATGGGGTTAAAGGAAAGTCAAAGGTAAAGTACTACGGGTAGTGTGTCAATAGGTTAGTAAGCACTTAGCCTACAAGATACCTAAGAACACAAAAAACAATAGCCCTATGAGGCATACCACACAGAAGATCGTCAGCAATGCGTCTTCATCCCAGTCATTGTTATCCATGATTGTTCTCCTTTAAGTTAACGGTCTGGAAAATTCTGTCGGCAGATTTCTATCATTGCATTGAATTGCTTCATGCCTTTAGATTGGCGTGATGCTTTCAACGTGCAGTGCTCGTAGTCGTCTGGCTCTTTGTTGCAAGCAATGAGTAGTACAGACAGAAAAATTACCGCAAATGTTTTCATGTGTTCTCCTTCATCGTACGGCGCTCGGCCTCCATCTCGCGCAAGTCCATAGCTACATCAGCTACCCCGTGCCAATCGCATCGAGCAATCATTACTTGCAGGTAGTCAGTCAGAATTTTGCGCTGCACTTCTGGGTCTTTAAAATCAGTCATGATCCTTAACTCCCTATCTGTTGGTCTGGTGGTAAGGTTGAGTTGTACTCATCCCATACTTCTTCTAACATCGCCGCTGAAGTCATCAGCATGTGTATCAACGCTTCATGCCTATCTTCGTCCAGCCCTTCGGCATAGCCACGCATCCGATGCGCCATCGTGAAGTACTGTAATTTTCTAGCGTTGTATCTCATGTGTTCTTCTCCTTTAGTTTGGCTTCAACCGCTTTGAACACGGTCACGTACCAACCCTTCTTGTCCCATAATTCCCGCATTTCCTCATCCGTCAGCCCCTGCCATTCTTTTTTCTTGACGTACCCAGCCTGCTCAAGCACACCGTTGACGTTGATTAATGTTTTAGGTGTACACGTATGTATCTCAGCCGGATTCTTCTCGCCGCATCTGGCGCACTTGTATATTTCTTTGGCGCAGTTGGCGCAGATCGTTTGCTCGTATGCCGCTTGCCATCCTTCCCATGCCCAGAACGCAGGGGTATCTCGTGTATATGGATTGTCTTCGACAAGCCCGTCAGCGTTCCACCACTTGTTAAAGTCTTCAGTCATATCATCTCCTTTCGTTTCAGATTGTGCGTCATACATGTCATCGAGCCGCGCTTCTTCCCTGCGGTCAAATCGTTTCTCTTCGTCAGTCATACACCCCCCCCTATTCAAACTCTTGGGCTACGATGTAACCCAGTTCACGAATACCTGCAATGACTTCGGCTGGCAACTCATACACACCATCGTAGTCAATCAGGCTCTTGCCCTCAAACCACAGGCCACCACCCCACTCATCGCCGTAGTCCTCATGCTCAAAGTACCCGCGCTGCTCCTCGGGGTTGAGTATTACTTCGAACTTGCCCTGCTGCGTTTTTAACTTGTCCATCTCACACCCCCACAAAAAGAAAGAACAACACCGCTACCATGGTGCCAGCCAGCGCACCGCATACTGCTGCAAGCAGCATCTTTATCTCGCTGTCTTCTAAATACATTTACTTCTCCTTTTAAAAAGGGGTCAACATGACCCCATTACACAATCACACAACGTACAACTCGTCATACAGCGCGTTAAGTATCAAGTCCACATCCTCGCCATGCTCAAGACACTCAAGCGCCCAGTCAAGGGACTCGGCAGGTATCTTGTTACTACTCATGTGCCGCAGCGCCAAGGCTACATCGTCAGGCCACACAGACTCCGCGATCAGGTTAGCCAGCCCATCGTAGTGCCCATACTGCGCATCGAGCACCGCGTCGATAGCATCCTCACGTCTGTAGTCTGGCTCGTCATAGTCGTTGCTTGCCGTGGTGGTCTTGTAGGTCTGCCACCAAGTACCCACATCTTGCATAGGCTCCACCACCGATGGGTCACGCTCAACAGGCAGACCATCCCAGTCAACCGTCAAGACCGCAGCAGCAAGGTTGTTGTAGTAGATTAGATCGAGTGATTCTTCTTGTGTGTGCTCACGGGCGTAGCCCACGCTGATGTTGGTACACTCGGGAATGATGTCTGTGAACTCTGCGGTATCTGTGTACACACCCGTGTCGTCGTTCAACATCATCAGGTTGTCATGCCCATCCATCAGCGCATCAGCCAAGGCAGAGCCGAACGTATCAGAGCAGCACCTACCCCACCCCTGATGCGTGATGACGCTGTCAACACCACGCCGATCAAACGCAATAGCTCTGTCGAACTCGGCCAGTAAGTCAGGCATCTTGTCTGCCAGATACCTTGCACCTACACCACCGCGTTCTTCACCCTGCGTGAAGATGTAGTACCCGCGTATCCCACCCCAGATTAAATGCATCAACAGCGCAACACCTGCACCGTCATCCGCACCCAGTACGTCACCCTTAGCTTTCCAATGTGTCTTGGTCTTGGTGATCTTGTTCTTGCCCTCGGCACGATGCACCGTGTCCACGTGTGCTACGAATAAGGTGCGGTGTGATGCGTTGACTCGGTTGTCCACGTGTAGGTTGCCAGCACCGTCATAGAACGCAGCCTTGTTCAAGTCGAGAGGCAGTTGCTCACGCAACCATTGTGTGAACCTGACGTTAGTTGCTGACCCGTGTGGGCGTTTGGTTGAGAGGGCGGTGTTAAGAATCTTGCCCAGTATGTTAGTTGCTCTCATGATTAGTTCTCCTCTTTGATTGTGGTGTATTCGTGTGCATGGTCAGGGTGTACAACCAAGCCGCAGTCCGTATTGAACGCAGTCACCTCGTCAGACAGATACCACTTCTTGTCGTGGTCACACTCCCATGCATCGGACTCCAGCGCATGGTCGCCGTTCTCTAGCTGCACACAGTCGTCTACGTGCTCGGCTGTGCATGAGCTACTGCAATGAATCCAGCAGTCGTCGTCACTCGCAACCCATATCTCACGCTGCTCCAGATACACGGCATTGTCTCTGTGCTCGTAGTCGCCGTTGTCAAGCTCGATGATGTCGTGCCGGTCAAGGTAGTCGGGGTCGTAGTGTGTATCTTGTGACTCGACATACACCGCATCGTTCTCTGGTATGTAGTACTCGTCGTTGTTACGACCAAGCACTCTTGTATAGCTGTCGATACAGCACGGACCGACTTGACTCTCAGCGTGATACCCGATGCTGTACATATCATCCTCGGGGTGCCGTTCACCGCAGTCACAACACGAGTAGTTCGATGAGCCGTCTGCATGACCATCCGTACGAGAGCAGTCGTAGTCACCATCGTGGTCAATACATAAGTAGTCACCGCAGTCCGCCACATTCTTGCA